GGATATTAGGTAGCGCCAAATACCTACCTAATATGAACCACAAAAAGTTAGGGGCCGCTCACTGGCGGCCCCTAGTATTTCTGGCTCCCCGACCTGGGCTCGAACCAGGGACCTACGGATTAACAGACGCCGCTCTGAATCGGCCGGCATGCGGCGCCGTTGCTCTCTTTCGTGGGTGACGCTCCTAGTATCTGAAGCACCGACATTCAGAGTTTCTCCCCGGATTGATCGTCTGAAACCACTGGATATTTGGCGGTTCTGTCGGCGCGAAACTGCCGAACCGCAGAGCGCATCCCGAGACCATAGCCGATCACGGTTCCAAAGAGTCCACCGACAACGATGCCGATGCAAAACCAAACGAAAGTCATGCGATCTCCCGGTTGTTCGGCCGCGCGGTCTCGCGCCAACGCGCCTTGATGTACTTCTCGGTCGTGGCCGCGGTGGCGTGGCCGCAGAGCTGCTGAATGTCCTTGATAGGCGTGCCGTCGAGCCACATGTCGGTGGCCCCTTTGCCCTTGAGATCGCGCAGCCCGAACGAGGGCATGTTCGCCAGCGGGCCGCCAGTCTTCGCGTGCGCCGCGCGCACCTTGTCCTGCGCCTGGCGAAGCATCGAGCACAGGCCGTCGTAGGTATAGGCGGTGCCGGCCAGCGTGTGCAGGATCGGTTGGTGAAGCTGCGGCACCTCGCCGATCGCTTCGGCGACCAGGGCGCCGAGCTCGCCGGTCAGCGCGATGTCGATCAGCCGCTTCGTCTTCGACTGCCGGAAGTGCAGCACCTTGCCGCCGTCCTTGTGCCGCACGTTCGCAGGCGTCCAGGCGAGCAGGTCCACCTCGGGCCGCTGCAGTGTGCGGTATTCCAGTTCCATGGCCAAGCGCACCGCCCGGTTGCCGGCGTCGTAGACGGCGCGGTACTCGGCGTGCGTGACGTAGCGCTCGCGCTGCTTCTCCGGGTTGCGCCGCACGCCGCTGGCGCGCATGCAGGGGTTCACAGAGAGCACGGCGGCCGGCACCTTGCCCTCGCGGATCATCCACGACAGGCAACTCGACAGGAACGCGCGCTCGCGGTTCGCAGGCACCGGCCGCGGCGGCTTGAGACTGGCGTTGAAGGCGAGGTAACCCTGCACATGGTTCGGCTCGATCTTCTCCGGGAAGCGCTTGCCGAACGCGGCCATCAACGGCCCGGTCTCGTCGGCATAGCCGGTGTAGTCGTCGAGCGTGCGCTGGCTCAGCGTCTTCGCCGCGACGCGCAGTTTGCAGTCGGCCAGGAACATGCGGAACCAGTAGGCCATGGTACCGAGGCCGTCGCCCGGGTTGTTGTACCGCGCGGCAGCCTGCTTGGCGGCCACCACATCGGTGCCGACGTTCTCCCACTTGCCGGTCTCGCGGTGGATGTAGAAGAAGCGGCCGCGGTCGAAGGCCAGCCGAGTGCCGGCCAGGCCGAGCGGGTCACCGTCCTTGCGTTTTCTGCCCATTGCGCGCCTTCCGTCCTGCTGCCCACCCCTGGAGATCGACGACGATACTCGCATCGCCCTGGCGGCCATCCTGGTCGTTCTGGACGGCAGGGCGCCAGGCCAGCGGCCGGCCGTTCGGCTTGCGATCGACACGCAGGCCCAAGCGTCGCAGGAACCGGATCTTCGCGGCGTCCTGCGTGAGGCCTTCGGTCATCTCTTCGACCTCGGCATCGCTGAAATAGGCCTGTGACATGAATCGACCTAGCCCGCACCACCATCAGCACGAGAAGCAGCGATGGCTGCGAACAGTTCGTCAGCGAAACTGTGCAGCGTCGAGTCTTTGACGAATTCGTTGTTGTGAGCTTTGGTACGCAGCCCTCCGGCGATGTCTCTGACGATCTCGCGCAGCCGCAACACTTCAGCATGGGCATCAACCGCCTGCCCTGAATCAGCCAGCGCTTGAAGGGTGAGTTCCTTGACCTGGGCGCGGAGGCCTTGCGCCTCTTCCCAAGCAAAGCAAAGTTGCCCGAACTCGTTCCCCGTGAACGCCGGCATGCGATTCATCGCGAGGGAGCGCTTCCACTCATCTACCAAAGATTGCGTGACTTGTGCCATATTCATTCCTCTCCGGCCCGCAGGCCTAACTATTCCTTCAATCAAACCCTTGGGATCTGATTGTTCATTTGCTCGGCGGCTTCGTTCGAGTCGCTGCCGCTTAGGTCAAACGTTAGCCGTCATGTGTACTGCCAATCAAGATACGCCGCACGCGGTGTCTTGCCTGTGCCGAGCCCAAAGAACGGCGCTTCAGTGCGGCAGTACCACCAGCCGGCACGTAGAAACAAGCGCGGTTTTGGTGTGCGCATCACTCGCGGCCGTCAACTTGCGGCAAATGCATCGCTCTGACTTCACGCAACTGCGCAGCCTTGTCTGAAGTCAGGCTGTAGACCTCCATCACACGCTGCATTTCGCCGGGTGCCTTGTACTTCGCCAAGCATTCGTCAGCGGTGGCGGCATACACCGGGTAGTCTTCGTGGTCGAAGGTGTCGCAGATCACAAGCATGTACTGCTTGCCTTGCATCGCGCCTTGATCGAACCATCCTGAAATCTCTGCTTTCGTCGTCATGTCGTGTCCCTCTTGTTCCTTAACCCGCCGCCTAACCCATCGATTAAGCGGACCTTGGCCCAGCCAGACCCCCACCGATCCAGTCGAACTCATCGCCAGCTTTGCTCGCTGCCGGCTCCCCTGCTGCCCCGGGGCTGGGGGTGAGAGCTGCGCGGAGTGCGAATTCGGCGCCTTTAGCCTTGCATGCGCAATAGCCGTTGTCGTGATCACAAAGGCGTCCTGCGGCATCGAGCCACTCGGAAAGAGCGTCCAAGCCAAGTTGCGCAACCTCGCGAATCTTGCGCGTTTCGTCTTGCGCGTCGATCACGTCATGTTCCTGCACTGACAGCATGCGCTCGCTCGCCTCCCGCCCATCCACCGCGGCCACTGCAATAGCAGGGGTGGCGGAAACCCGAAGTGCGGTGTTGATGTTGTCCCAAATTTCATCGAGTACGGAGTCATCGAGATAGACCGTCGTGCTTTCGTCGCCGCCTGTCGTCACCTCCAGTTCGTACCCTCGGAAAGCGCTGTACATCACGTCAGTCAATGGAGGTAGTTGCAGCGCCGCCTCGCTCGGCTGTTCTCCTGGCCCAGCCCGCAGAGCAGTGACTTTCGCGATTGCGGCCTCGGCCTTGTGCTGTGCTCGATCCCAACCGACTCCGTATAGATCACCATGGAAAGAGCGGATGTACTTCCAACCGCTCAGCAGGTCTTCGACAGCCGCAAGCAAATCGTTCTCGGCGCTCGGCTCTGTGGGTTCTCCTGCTCCAGTAGGAGGGGCGGCGAGTGCGGCGTTGATGCGGTCGCGCAGTTCAACGTCGATGCCATCCATGACGTTGCAGCCATTGATCCACACGGCGGTCAGCTCATTGAGAATGTCGCGCATCTCGCTCGGCTGGGCCACTGCTACTGCTGGGATTGGACTGGGGGCGGATTCAAGTCCACGAACATACGTATAGAGCGCGCGTCGCTTATCGCCATAGCCAATGTCGGCCGGCTTCTCGGATTGCGACGCTTGCTCGAATGCGTTGAGCAGGTAGTCGAATTGCGTGAAGGTGGTCATGGGTGTTTGTCCTGGTTATTCGGGGGAGCAGCAGTCACGCCGCTGCCGCGGGTAGCGCCTGCGGCGCGGCGGGGATGGGCATCCAGTGCGTGACGCCCCAGCAGCCGGTAGCGTCACCGTCCGCGTTCTGGTACGACTCGTCCATCCAAACAGTGCTCATGTCGTCGCGTCGATACCCGAAGCAGAAGCCCTCGGCGCGATAGAACATCACGCGCTCCTTCACGTCCGGGAGCCGGTCCTCTATGCTGATCCACATCGACGCCAAGGAATCAAGCGGCAGCGTGGTGGACGCAGCATCAACAGGATGAGCAGAACCCTCGTTCGGCCCCACCCCTGCAAGTGCTGCGCGAGCGTAGGTGAGCATTTGCGCTGCGGTGAATATCGCGTAGCCGTTGTACTTCTTGAACTCGCTCGGCGGGATCACGATCGAACCGTGCGAAGTCATCGCGCAATACCCGTCCGGCTCTGGCAGTGGCGGCAGGACAGCAGTCTCTTCTCCCTGTTCCCGCAGAAGTGGGACGAACACGGCCCGCAGTTCGGCAATCACCATGTTTAGGGTGTAGTCGTCATCGCGCTTCCAGCGCTCAAGCACTGCTAGAACCATATCTCGCTCAGGTTTGCTCGGCTCCAGCTGTTCCCCCGCAGCGAGCCACTCAAACGCCGCACGCACAGCCTTGTAGTCTTGGGTCGGCACGTAGACCATTTCGGAGTGCATGTTCGGCCCCCACGATTTCAGCAACTGCTCGTTGGGGTCGCTTTCGAGGTACAGCGTCAGCTTCCTCGCGCCGCGCCACCATTCAAACGTGGCGTTGCCGTGCTCGTCTTCACCGACGTGCGGATTCGGAAGTCGGGCTGGGGCGGCGTACATGGGCTCGCTCTCCACGATCAGCGGGTCAAAGCCAGGCATTGATGCAGCGTGCCGCCAAGTGCGGTCTGAGCCTGCCAGAAAGCGCCAGCGCCACGCCACCGGCTGCTGTTCCCCTGCAGCAAGGGTGCGGACCTCTGCCTCTATGGCTCGGGCGAACGCGGGCCATCTGAAAGTGTTGGGGCTGGACCCGAACCAAAACTCGGACTTGATCGCAAGTTCTTCGATCCGCTCATCCGTCAGCAGGGCCGGCGCCTTGGGGCTCATGCTGCGTGCTCCGTGCCCATCACGGGCTTATCGGTCAGGAAGCCTTGCCGCTGGCACAGCGCCTTGAGGTATGCAATTCGCTCGGCGCCTTTCACCACGAAGATCGCGGCCTCGGTGTCGGCCACCGTGCAGCCGGCCATGAATACGCTCACGGGGTCGGTGTCGCGCTCGGCAGCCGCCAGAAGTTGCGTCACGGTTCGGCGGTCGCTCCGCAGCACACTCATGTTGCTCATCGTGTCAGTACTCATCGTCGCTCTCCCATTGGTGGCACAGGCATTCACACGCCGCATCAGCAGCGCCGAAGTTTCCGCACCATCCGTAGCGCAGCAGGGTGCAGTTCCGGGCGTCTCGGCTCACGCAGGCGCAACCGTAGGTGCCGGCCGGGCCGCTTGTGTCGCGCCCCGGCGTGTGCTGCGCGCTCGCCTTGGGGCTGGGGGGTTGGGATTGCATGGGATGGATTCCTTTGTTCATCCCGCCGCCCTCGCTTCTGTTGAAGCGCTACCTTTCTCTCTGGCAGGTTTATTCATGAAGTCGTCAGCGTAGTCCGCAAGGGCTTGGCGCAGAATGGCGCTCACTTGCCGGCCTTCTCTCAGCCCGGAAATCTCTGGAGCAAGGTTCAGGATCGATACAGCTTGGCAAATTGCTGCGTGCAACTTGTCCTCAAGGTCAGAACAATGCACGGCGCCTGTGGCTCGGGATTCTTCGCAACGTTTTCCGGGTCCGGCTGGATCGTCTCCGGATCGTTCCAGCGCAATGCGGGCCTTGTTCTCAAGACTTACATGATTCATCAACCCCATGTGCAGATCGGCCAGCCGCAGTTGCGGAAGCATTGCGACAAAAGCAGTGCGCAGAACAGCGATCTTCTCGGCGTTGTTCATCTGGTTCCTTATGCCGCAACGGCGGCGTGAATGGTTTGGTAGGCGGCAAGCACGGCGATCGCCTTGCGATTTGCCAGTGATTCGGTCATGCGCTTCGGCTCCGCGCCGATCAGCAGGCCGACAGCCGAGTGAAGGCGGCAAAGTTCAGCCGTGAACTCATTCGGCTTGGCCGACTTGACGGAAGCCAGAACGGTTTGCACATGGCTGATGCGGCAGTCGTATTCGAAGTTGCTGATCTTGGTCATGGCGTCGTATCCAGGTGCTGTGTCGATGGATGTTATTGAATCACGTAAACATCGCCTAGTCAACAAGTATTTGCATCACGTATACTGTGGCTCATGGAACAGCCAAAGAACCCAGGCGGCAGGCCGCCAAAGCCCGATTCAGAGCGCCGCGTCCAGCGGTCTATCCGTTTACTTCCGCGCCACTGGGAGAAGATCGATGCGGCAGGCAAAGAGGCATTCGAGGCGTACATAGATCGTTGGAGAGCCAAACCACCAGCCGGCTAACCCATCGACCCTGCGCCATCAGCGCTCACCGATTGGGATTCTGTTGATGCGCGGTGGGTGGGTTCTGCTAATGAGGTAGAGGCTTCGTTCACGTCGCTGCCGCTCATTTGCGCCTGCGGCGCGGCGGGGAGTGGCATCCAGTGCGTGATGTGCTCGAACTCGTTGTCTGACCAGCCGCACCCGGTCACGATGGTCGGACCACCCATCCCGGTTGGGTCTTCGCGCTGCTCGGCCCACATCTCAACTGCGGCGTATGGCTTGTCAGCCCATGTCGGCGTGGCAATCCACACCAGCACCTCGACATCCGGATCCGGTAGCCGATCCTCGACGCTGACCCACATCGACACCAAAGAAGCCAGCGCCGCCAGCTTGTCATTGATGAGGATGGCCGCTTGGTTCCTGATCGCGGGCGCCTCGTCGTTGAGGCTGGTGATCCATGAGCGAAGCGACTCCAGGCGAGTGCGCAGACCTTCGGCAGTAGCACCCGGTTCAGAAACAAGCGGCAGCGGGGCGCCGCCACTTGCGACAGAATGAACAGAACCAATCGGGGGATTGGCTGCCTCTACTTCGACAAGAGCTGCAGCAGCGCGGAGAGCCATGATGAATGCGTTCCGAAATTCATGGCTATCGAACGGGTTTGGTATCGCTCTAATCTTTTCAGCCAGGGTAGGGATAGGGGTGTCGTCCATTGGGGCTCCGGGTCAGGGAAGTTCGTATCGATTCAGCTTCGAGCCGGACGGCAGATAGAGCGGGTGCTCCGGGAAGCCTTCCTTCGTGACTCGCAGGCTGTGAGGAACGGCGCCGACGGCTGCCAGCATCTACATGACCTCGCGCGGCCGATCCAGGCCCTTGACGTTCGTTCCCCATGCCACGCAGACCTGACCGCCTTCAGAGACGACCTGCCCAGCCGTGGCCATGATGTAGTCGTCGTTCTCCGGACCGACCGGGAACCCAGCCAGGCGCAGATCGATCGGGTCCGTCGCGCGATAGGCGAAGAGGTTCACCACCTCGATCCGGGTGAAGCCCTTGATGCGCCCGTAGCGCATGCACTTCAGGATGGCCCGGTCGTCGTCGGTCCCATTCGCAGTGGACGGGTTAAGCATGACGAACAGCAACGTCTTGCCCTCGCCCCACTGGCGGTGCAGGTGGTAGCGGTACTTCCCGCAGTCGCTGATCACAGCGCCGCGCTGCTCCTGGTAGAGCTCGATCTCGGGCAAGACGTCCATGTTCAGTGCGCTCCTGCGGCGAGCGCAGCCTTCGTCTTGTCGCGGCCCCGTGCCGTGCGGGTGCCGGTCGGCTGGGCTTGCTCCACTTCGGGTTCGGCCGCTTGCGTGAACATGTCCGTCGCGTCCGGGTGATCCTTCTCGAACGCTTCGGTCGTTCCGTCGATCGCCTCGATGGGCGTCTTCGGAGCGGTGAGGGTGAAGCTGATCTCCTGGCTCAGGTGGGAGCACAGCAAGCCGGCCTCCTTGGCGTCCAGGTCGTTGCTGCCGACACGGAACGACAGTTCGATCCAGCCCGGCGCCTTTAGCGGCACGCAGCGCAGCTTGTCGACCTTGCAGCCGCCCATCTTGATCGGGTCGGCCTCGTCGATGCCGTGATCGACGGCCAGCGTCCAACCCTCGTATGAGGCGTGAATCTTCACGTCCTCGATGAAGGCGGTGCGTAGCAGGGGGGTCGATGGATCAACGCCCGGCAGGTCTTCCTGGCCAGGGACTGCCGAGTACAGCGCCTGGCGCAGCGTCGGGTCGATGCGGTCGAGAAGCGTGTTCGGACCTTCGATCTTCAAGCCGAGACTGATCGCGAAAATCTTCTCCTCCCCATGATTTTCTGTTCGCGGGGTAACGCTTGTGAGCGTCGCGTCTTGATCGGTGAATTCGAATGTCATTGGTGGCCTTTCAGGCGGGTTGAAATTCAGGGGCCAGGATCTCGACCGTGACGCCGAGGGATGCAGCGAAGGCCATAAGCGCTTCGATATACAGGGTCTTCTCGCCGCGGTTCAGGTCTTCGGTGCTCATCGCTAGTTCGCGATCCCCGTTCGGGAGGTAGCGCCATTTGCTCTTGCCGCGCGAGTTCTCTTCGGGAAGCAGTTCACGTTTCCCGTACTCGTGCCACGTCTCGGCGTCGTACTGCCGGCCGCGCACCCAGGCCTGATCCGCGACCTGGTCGTTGATGATCCAGATCAGCGAGCGCTGGGCGTCGCTGGCGTGGGGCTTGTGCACGCGCACCGTGGCCTCGAGCGGCTCGCCTCGTTCGATCGCGGCCGGTGCGTTGTGCTTCAGGAAGGCCACGAGGCGCTGGGCATCCTCGGCAGACCGGATCACGAAGGTTCTGGCGAGTGCGCTCATAACGTTCTACCCTTCTCGTACTGAAGCTGCGCGAGCAGCACCATCTCCAGCCCATAGCGGCTCTCGAATGTGGCCTTGTCCGGATGGCGACTGATCAGCCCGAGCCACGCGCCACCTTGGTGATGCCCGGGGTCGCACAGAGGCAGCGTGAACAAGTGCCCCATGCGTACGCCGCCGCGGAGGATGTGGTGCACCGCCGTAGGCCGGCCGCCTGGATTTCCATCTGTCGAGCAGGCGACACAGCCGCGCGCGATGATCCAATCCATCCATTCGCGCTCGACCTTGGTCGGAGCACGCTTGCCCGGCTTCGCCTTCGGACCTTTGGGCAACGGGACGACAAGTCGGTCCTTCCCATCGCTGATGCATACGGCGGCCGCGCGGGGCGCGCTGGGGTTCGCACCCGTGTACTGCTTGCACACGCGGGGCGCTGGCGCCTTGGACTTGAAGCCGGAACGGACCATCAGGCCATCTCCACCACGCGCGCGTGAGTACGATCGAACTCGGCGACGACCTCGGCGTAGTACCGACGCGCGTGCAGAATCTTGTCGAAGATCGCCGCTTCCTTGTCCAGATCTCTGGCGAGGGACCAGGTCGTAACGCGCATGTACTCCGGGATGTGGTCGACGAAGTGCATCGTCTGCGGCTCATAGCCGATGAGGTGCTCCGGCGTGTTGACGAGGCAGTAGTTCACCTCCCATGCCTGCGCATCCCACAGTGCCATGTAGCCGCGCATCTGCCATTCGTAGATCTTGTCTTCGCAGTCGACGTTCGCGATCGGGAACGTGGCGACCGACCAAGATGCTTTGACGTCATGCCCCCGACGAGCGCCGGTGTCGAACAGATCGGCCTCGCCGGTGATGAAGTCGTTCGTCTTGCGCTCGGTGTTCTTGACCAGAGAAAGGCCACGCGTGCGGTTCAGCAACGCAATGGCGTCGCCCTCGACGATCTTTCCTTTCTCCATCTGCTTGCTTCCGACCTCGAAGTCGACGCCGAACACCTCTTGCGCGACGAGCTCGCGGATGTACGTCTTCGCGCCGACAGACAGGACTTCGGACTTCAGCTTTGGCTCGGTCATCAGTTTGCCGATCGACGAGCAGCGGAACTTGACGGCACTCATCGCGTAGCCCTCGCGTCTGCATCGGTCGCGACCTTGCGCATGCCGCCGAACTCCTTGGACCACTTGCCGCGCTGCTTTGCATTGAGTGAAGCCCACCACTTCGTCAGCGCATCGCTGCCCTGCATGCTGGCGTCGCGGCCGGCCTGAAGGAACTTCTCGTCCTCCTCGCTGGCGCCGGCCTTCTGCGTGTTGCCGTCGGTGTCGTCGCCTTGTTCGGCAACTCCGAGGACGGCCTTCAGGGTGTAGCGCTCCAGGAAGGTCTGTGTGCTGGCGCGAGCCTGCAGCGCGCTCTTGGCGCCGCCAACATCCGGGGGGCCACCCATCGACACGGATTCGAAGTAGCCGGCCGCATGCTTCAGCGTGCAGGTGATCTCGATCCAGTCCTTGTCGTCCTTGGTGAGCCTCCAGGACGTGGACAGCCCATGTTTGGACAGCGCGGGAGTGACCGCGTTGACGACCGCGAACAGTTCGGCGTACTTGCCGCCGGCGAGCGGGCCTTGTTGGACCGTCTTGTTCTTGATGATCACGACCGCTTCGGCCTTGAAGGCAGCGAACGCGACGTTGTAGAGCTTCTTCGCCTCGCGCTCTTCGTACTGGACCTGCATCGCCATGAGGCGCTCCAGGCGGTCCAGATCGGCGCCGCTGTCGATCGCGATGCGCAGAAGATCGGCGGGCGTGGTTCCGGTGGTGGAGACGGCGTAGCGCGGCTCGGCCTTCGGTTGCTCGACGAGTTCAAGAACTTGTGCTTCAGCGGTCATGAGTCTCTTTCGGTAGTTGATCAGGTGTTGCGCAGCACGGCCTGCCGCACGCGCAGTTGTTCGAGATCGCGATCCATCTGCCGCAGCCGCTTCGGCCCGGCGTCCAGTTGCGACGCCAGATAGGCACGATCACTCTCAGCCCAGCGCAGCGTCGCGCTGACGGACCAGAGCTCGATGCGGCGCGCGATGAATGCGCGCAGGCCGGTGCTGGTCGCGATGGCGTTCACGAGCACCTCGCCAGAAGAGCTGACGCGACGATCGCCGCGGTGAAGCCCCAGCCATACAGGCGCACGAGTCGCGGGTCGTCGCGCTCCTCTTGCCACATGCGGCGCGGCGGTGGCGCGCTGAAGTCGGAGCCAACGTCGAGCACGCCAAAGTCGCTCGTGTGCGCGATCGCGTCGACGGGGAAGGTCGGTGCGGGCGCCACGCGCGCTTGATCGAAGTCGGCGGCGGTCAAGGGGCCGATGCGGTGATTCATGCGACCCACCGCATGAAAGCGTAGAAGCTGAACAGCACAGCTGCGATCAGCAGGTAGCTGGCCGCGCGCTTCATTCGCCCCTCGCGATGGCTGCCTTGCGGTCTTCGCGATCGTGGTCCGCGCCTTCCTGGTCGCGCACGTCGAGCCAGCGGTCGGAGCCCACGGTGCCGATGTCGTCACCGAAGCCCGTCATCGGCTCGCCGGTGAAGCGGCGCGGTGCGGCCTTGCCGAGCGCAACGTCGAGGATGTCCTTCGAAGGGCTGACGAAGAGACGGCGGAATGCCGTCGATACGTTTGGGTCCTGAGCGATGGCGTCGAAGAAGTTCACTTGCATCCCCTGCGCCGAAACACTCAGCGCTTGGATGCAATGTAGCAAAGTAGTTTGTTAAACGCAAGAAGATTTGTGCGAATCTGCGGCGAACGTGAAAAAGCCCGCGCACGGCGGGCTACGTTGAAGTTCGTCTTCCTACGTGCTGAGCCTGATCGCTTCGACGGCGATACCCAGGTCGCGAGAATCCCCAATGGGATTGAAGAAGCTCGCGAGCCTGCTGGATTCGGCCGTGATCTCCAGCACGGGCCCGCGCGCTGGCACCGTGATGCGTTCGCGCTGCCCGGACTTGAAGCGCATCGATGTGCGTCCCTCTCCGCATCTCAGCTCGACATCGCGAGCAGACAAGTGGTTGATCAGCTGCAGCTCGACAGCTTGCACGCCGGCCGGCACGGGGAACACGGCGCGGCCAGACGTCCAGCGATGAGTGCCCTCTGACGCGTGCCACCCGCTGCCGCCGTGGGCTTCGAATAGGTACGGCGTCTGCATGCCGATGTCTTCGTCCAGTGGCGTCGGCGTGGCCATGTAGCACGCCCCGCGGCCGGTGACGGGGCAGGGACTGTGCGTCACCAGGAACCCGGAGCGCATCAACCGCTCGACGAAGTACGGGTGCTGGAAGCCCAGCTCGCACCAGCCGAACTTCCGCGTCGAGCGAACAGAGATGCCATCAAGTCGCGGCCCCCAAGGGAATGGCACGAATGAATTGCCTACCTCGACGATCGGCTCGCCGGCGAACAGGATGAAGCCGCCAGGCGCAAGCATGGGCCTGAGTTTTTCCAGCACCGCGGCATGGTCGAAGGCGTGGTGAAATGCTTCGAAGAACAGGATGCGATCGAACTTGCGGTCGCGCACGGCGTCGCCGAACTGACCCTTCTGCAGCTCGATCTTGATCTGCAGGCTGTCGCACTGGGCCTGCACTGCCGCGAGGTAGCGTTCGTCGATGTCGACGATGGCGACTTCGCAGCCCATGCGAGCAAGCTGGATCGACAGCTGGCCTTCGCCGGCGCCGTACTCAAGCACGCTGGCGCCGGCGCGCACGTCGAGGTTGCGCAGTATCCAGCCCCACGACAGCATGAAGTCTGCGACTGTGGCACTGTCGCCGTACTGGTAGGGCGTCGGAGCGGAGACGGCACGCGCCGTGTCCACATAGGGCGTGCGTTCGTTGACCCATGGGTCGTAGTCGGTCACCGCAGCCAGGTCGGAGTAGAGCCGCTTCGCTTCAGCCGCGTACTCCGGTGAGAACGGGTCCAGGCGCTGGAGCTCGGGCGTTCTGGGGTTGTCGGCATACACGCCGCACATCGTGCGGGCTGCTTCGAATGCGGGTTGAGTTTGTTCGGCCTGCTCGCAGTAGGCCAGCAGGGCATCCACGCTCTGCAACTTGATGGGTTCGGTCACAGGGTGGGCACCTTCTATGGTTGCTAGACGTCGGAATCGACACCGATGATCTTAAGGCCGAGCTTCAGATGCAGCGCGCCGACAGCGGCGTGCGCCAGCGCCGGCCTGCGGCGGGCCTCGCCTGCGGAGTTCACCCAGAAATTACCGCGCTTCAGTATCGCGGCGAATGACACGCCGACAATCCTTCCAGCCTTGGCCTCCTCCAGTAGCTGCGTGAGACATTCGACTGTGTCGGCGGACAGGGCGTCCGGCTGCAATCTCATTTGGCCCTCCGTCCGCGCTGCACGGGGGCCGGTGGAGGGAGGAGGGTGTCACGCGGCTCGATCGGTGCCGCTGGCTCAGCTTGCGCGGAAATCCGCGGTGCCGGTGGCGGCACCATGTGCTCAGATATTTCGTCTGGGATCGGTGAGGCTCGGGAGGGCTTGACCGCTCGAAACAAGTGCTCGGCATGCTTGCGCATCAGCGTCGCGCGCTCCGAGACCTCCTTCCTGTAGCGCGCACGTTCCTCTGGCAGCAGTGCATTCAAATCTTCGATGAACTGGCGTTCTTCTGCTGTGAGCTGCTGCGCCTCCTGGAGGCTGGGCGCTTTAAGCGGCGCGGGCGTGTAGTGCATGCCGGCACTGGATTCTCCGAGCTTGGGCGGCATCTGCAGCGCGAGCAGCGCATCGGCGGATGTACCCATCGCGCGGGCCAGGGCGGCCATGTAGCGCGGCTGCTTGGTCTTGCCGCTCTCCAACTGCTGGATCTTCTGGTAGGCGATGCCGACTCGCTGAGCAAGTTCGAGCTGCGTCAGGCCCGAGGCCTTTCGCCAAATCTTGACCAGTTCTCCAAGTGATTCCATGCAAATGATTTTGCTGGACTTGCGAACAAGATCATTTGTGCCGTAAACTACAAACATTCTTGTTTTTGGCGCACGATCATGACCCCACTCGAAGCCCTTCTGAAAGCCGTTGAGGTTCTCGGGAGTCAGAAGGCAGTCGCAGCGGCGGCCGGCGAAAACCTCGCCACGGGCCACGTCTATTACTGGCTGACCAAGGCTCCGGAGGTGCCAGCGCAGTACTGCCCGGGGATCGAACGGGCTACGCGTGCCAAGGGCGAAACGGTCTTCTGCGAGCAGCTCTGTCCGGGGACGGACTGGAGCGCAGTGCGAACCCAAGACGGCCCCGCTCTGCAGGTTGCCTGAGTCATGCGCCCTCACAGCCTCAACCCCGCGTTGATGAGCCGGTACAGCTTCCGGAGCAGATCGGCTACGGCCTTGGCGGCCCATGTGTCGTTTGATTCCATGGCTGCATCGTCTTTTTTTTGGCCATTAGGGCCAACCCTAGCAAGCCCTAGAACCTAGGAGCGCTCAGGAAATGAACTCCGGACGCCTCTTCTACGAGGACGAATTCGACGCGCTGCAGGCCATGATCGGCGAGAGCGGGAAGGGCTTCAAAGCGTGCGCCTTGCACCTGTGGCCCGAGATGAAAGCCGAGAGCGCATACGCCAAGCTGAAGGACTGCGTAGACCCCAAGGGCAGCGAGAAGCTGAAGTTCAGCCAGGTGCTGCTGCTCATGAAGTTCTGCGAGCGCTACGACCCGCTGCTGTACGCGTGCGACGAGACGCTGCACGCACGCCCCGATCGGAAGACGGTCGACGACGAGTCGGTCAAGCTGGTCGAGACGATCAACTCGGCGGCGCACGTTCTGAGCAAGGCCATGGCGCAGCTCGAGCGGTTGAGGGCGTCGACATGAAGTTCGCCGGGGTGACCGCGTAATGGCCGGCGACTGGATCAAGATGCGCAACGACCTGCCGGATGATCCGGCAGTGATCGCGATCGCGTCGAAGCTTGACATCGACGAGTTCTCAGTCATCGGCCGGCTACATGCGCTGTGGGCGTGGGCTGACGAGCAGTCACGCGATGGTCACGCAAGCGGCGTGACACAAAAGTGGCTTGACCGAAAAGTCCAGTGTGACGGATTCGCCGCTGCGCTGGTTTCGGTGAAGTGGCTCGAGGTCACCCCGGAAGGCCTGACGATTCCAAACTTCGAGAATCACAACGGCGAAACAGCGAAGGTTCGGGCACTCGGTACGAGGAGAAAACAGCGCCAGCGCGCGAATCCTAGGGTTGAAATTGTCCCGCCAGTTGTCCCTGCTGTGTCCAGCGAAGAGTCACGCGTCAGGCGTGACAAAAGCGAGACCAGAGAAGAGAAGAGAAGAGAAGAGATAAGAGATACAGACGCTATCGCGTCTGCTGCGGCGAAAACGCCGCGCGCATCCAGGAAGTGCCCGAATGGATTCGAGCCTACGGAACCGGATGCGTGGATCGCAGCAAACGCACCCGGTGTCGACTGGAAACGCGAGACCGAAATCTTTCGGGACCACACGTTCAAGAACGCCATCAGCGATTGGAACGGCTGCTGGCGCAACTGGATGCGCAAGGCTGCGCCAGCGACCGCACAGCGTGGATTCATGACCGCCAAGGAGCGCGACACGGCCAACGCCGCCGAGTGGGTGCGCAAGAGCACTGGCGGCCTTCTGGACCGCGCTTTCCCCTCAGAGAACGTCATCGACATGGAGGCGCCGCATGCCGCTCAAATCGGAAACCGTTGACTGGATCTTTGCCCGCATGCTGGTGCGCTACGGGGCCTCGTGGGTCGCGAAGTGGAATGGTGTACCGATGGAGGCTGTCGCTGCAGACTGGGCGCACGAGCTCGAGCGCGTGCCGCGGGATTCGATCCTGTACGCGCTCGGCTATCTGCCGCTCGAGTTTCCGCCGACCGTGGCGCAGTTCAAGGCGATCTGCCAGCGAGCGCCGGAACCAAAGGTGCTCGCGATTCGCGATGAGGTGAAAGCCGACAAAGCCAAGGTCGACGCAATCGTGGGCACGCTGAAAGAGCGCTTGGCAGCGCGCCATCGCCTGCAGTGGGCGCATGACCTGGCGGCGCGAGAGAAGCGCGGCGAACCCCTTACGCCGGTCCAGGCCGCCGCATGGCGCGAAGCCCTGAACAAAGTGCCGATGAGCAATGGTGGCCTGTACACCCCGATCGATCCGAAATGCCTGCCGCCAGCGATGCGGCCTGCCACCGAAACCACGATGGAGTGGGACCATGCAGAAGCCTGACTTCAACCGCATCCGCGAACACTACCGGCGCAACACGCAGGCGATCTACGAGGGCGGCAAGTCCGACTGGGGCATCGATGTCTATGCGTGGGACCATGAAGCCGGCATCACGTTGACACCAATCGAGCAGGCTCTGTGGTCCGACATCAGGTCCGTCGGCGTCGTGATGTACCCGCAGTACCCGGTGTGCCAGTACTTCGTCGACTTCGCGAACCCTGTGGCGCGCGTTGCCATCGAGTGCGACGGCGCGGCGTATCACGCCGACCACGTGAAGGACGCAAAGCGCCAGGCAGTCATCGAGGCCAACGGCTGGACGGTCTACCGCATCAGCGGCTCGGACTGCATGAAGAACACCGACTACGCCGAGGACGAGTACGGATTCGAGCGAGTCGTTCTCAGCCCGGCTTACAAGCTGGTCAAGGACATCGCCGAGAACCACGGCATTCGCTTCGCGCCTTGGAAGAAGCGAAAGACGCTGGCCGAACTGCTGGACCAGTGGGTCGATTTCGGTGAGCCGGCCTCACGCGGGGAGCCAGCATGACCCGCGAACACCGCTCCGACGTCTCCACGATAGACGCCGACATCACCGAAGCCATCACGGTGCTGCGTGAAGCCATCCAGCCGATGGAGGGCTCTGTCGAAGACACCGCGCTGTGCTCGGTCGAGACGTTCATCGTGATCGCGCTTCGGGTGTTCGCCAAGACCAACCCTTCGAAGCTGCGCAGCGAGACGCGCACGGTCGAGATCAAGGCACGGCTCGACGGAATCCCAGTTGTGCGAGGTGCAGCGTGAGCAAGAACCCGACAGAACCTGATTTCCTCAGCAAGCAGTGTCCGCCCTGCAATGGCGATTGCACTCAAGGGAAGGCCTGTAACGCCTACCCCAAGCCCGACCCGCTGCCTGAGGCTGTCAGCGATCTCGAGTTTGTCTGCTGGGTCGGCATTGCGTTCCTGGCGCTGTGCGCGCTCGGCTCGTGCGTCTTCGGGAGCAAGGTGTGATCACGCTTGCGATCGATCCGGGAACGACCGAGAGCGGCTGGGTTCTTTACGACGCCGGCAAGGTGCTCGACAGCGGCATCGGCGACAACCACGACGTGCTGCGCTGGGTGCAGGCGGGGCAGGGCGCGGAGGTGCTCGCGATCGAGATGATCGCGAACATGGGCATGGCCGTCGGCACCAGCACCTTCACGACTGTGCGATGGATCGGCAGGTTCCAGCAGGCCTGGCGCGAGCCTGAGGCCGTGCGGTTCATCTTCCGGCACCAAGTCAAGCAGCACCTGTGCGGGACGCAGAAGGCGAAGGACCCGAACATCCGGCAAGCGTTGATTGATCTGCTCGGGCCGCAGGGCAACAAACGCCAACCTGGACCGACATACGGCGTCAAGAGCCACGCATGGTCCGCCCTCGCCGTGGCGGTGACGGCCGGGAGCGTTGCGTGATGCTGGTCTTGCGCCCCGTCGGCCGCGGCAACTGGAGTCCAGTTGTGCTCGCGATCACCGATTCCAAGCATGCCCCATTGCCGCTCGAGGTCTACGTCGGATTGCGTCTGACGTTGGGCCAGCACGTGTTCCGCGTTTCAAAGGTGCTCCCATGAACTGGCTCTCCAACCTATTCCGGCGCGGGTTGTGCGCCGGCGAGCTTTCGGTGCAGCTCGACCAGATGCGCCGCGTTCTTCTCCAATCCCTTCACCACTTCAAGGAAGACATCATGTCCGTAGTCGAAGATATCCAAGCAAAGGCCGACGCGCTCGCCGCCAAGGTCGAATCCCTCAACGGCAAGGCTGATCTGCTGATCCAGGGCAACGCCGATCTCAAGCAACAGGTTGCCGACCTCATCGCCGGCGGCACCGGCGCCACGCCGGAGCAGCTGCAGGCCCTGAGCGACAAGCTCGACGCGATCACTGCGTCGGTCGACGCGCAGTCCGCCGAGGACGACGCGGCGCTGACGCCGGCTTCGGGAGGCTGAAACCCATGCGCAGCATCCTCGTCACGGGCGGTTCGGGCTACTTTGGCCACGGCTTCGTCCGTGCCGCACTTGATCGAGGTGCTGAACGTGTCTGCGTGTTCTCGCGCGGCGAGTACCAGCAGTCTCTGATGCGCAAGGAGTTCAACGATGACTCGCGGCTTCGGTGGCTCATCGGAGACGTGAGAGACGCCAACCGCCTCGAAGAAGCGTTTGAGGGAATCGGCTTGGTCGTCCATGCTGCAGCCCTCAAGCGCATCGAGGTGGGGTTCTACAACCCGGACGAGATGTTCGCCACCAACATCGACGGCACACGCAACGTGATCCGCGCGGCGAAGCGCGCAGGCGTGCGAAAGGTCATTGGCCTGTCCTCCGACAAGGCCTTCGAACCGTGCAGCGCCTACGGCATCAGCAAGGCCGGCGCCGAGTGCCTGATGCTGGCCGCGAACAACACACGCGGCGCGTCGGGGCCGATCTTTGCTGCGGTGCGCTACGGCAACGTCTGGAACAGCACCGGCTCGATCGTGCCGACTTGGCGCGCGCGCATCGCCAACGGCGGGGCTGACCTGCCGGTGACCGACCCGGACTGCACGCGCTTCTTCATGCGGCGCGACGAAGCGGTCGACCTGGTGCTGAAGACGGCCGAGACCATGCGCGGCGGCGAGCTGGCGATCCCCGCACTGCCAGCGTTCCGTGTGGGCGACCTCGCCGAAGCATTCGGTTTGCCGATGTCGGAGATGGGCTTGTCCGCTTTCGAGAAGAAGCATGAATCAATGGGCCACGGAAACAGCAGCGACCGCGCGCGGCGCATGTCGGTGGCCGAACTGCAGGAGGCGCTTTGTGAAGCATGACGAGCCAAAGTGGCCGCGGTGGATTGCGAAGCCACACGACGTGACTCGTGCATTTGAGGACGCCTTGTGCGAGTACACAGGCGCTCGATTCGCGGTGACAACAACTTCGTGCACCCAGGCGATCCTCATGGCGCTGGCGTGGCATCGGCAGACAACGCACTTCGAGTCCCCTTACATCAGCGTCTCGATGCCGCGTCTGTCCTACGTCGGCGTGCCGGCTGCCATCCTGAACGCTGGCTATCGCCGCGTGAACTTCCGTGATGAGGACTGGCAGGGAGAGTACGAGTTCGGCGAGGATGGCGCCGGCGTCTGGGATTCGGCTCGCCGCTTCACCAGTGGCATGTACCGCTCCGGTGCGATGCAGTGCATCTCCTTCCACGCCGCCAAGGTGCTCGCCGACACCCAGGGCGGCGCCATCCTCCACGACAACCCCGAAGCCGATGCATGGCTGCGCCGCGCGCGCTTCGACGGCCGCACCGAAGGCGTCGACCCGAAGGACGATCAGGTTCAGCTCCCTTCGTGGCACGCCTACCTGAGCCCCGATGTAGCCGCGCGGCTGCTGTGGCGTCTTCCTGCGCTGCCCAAGCACAACCCGGATCTGCCGAGGTCCGACTACCCCGATCTTTCAACGATGAAGGCCTTTCAATGAACATCCATGCCCCCGAAAGACAGCCAGGAGAAACGCAGGCCGAGTACCGTCAACGTCGGGCTCGATCACACGCGGCAGTCGAAATCGCCATTGGTGGCAAAGCACCGAATGTGCTGGACCGCCTTCGCAAGGCGTTCATGAAAATCGCAGCGAAATGAGCAATCCCCTCGAGGGCCGCGAGTTCCGCAGCGACCTGGACATGCAAGTCGTCGCGCGAGACAAGGCCGTCTTCCTGCTGTTCAGCCGCACCGCGAACGACTCCGGCGAGAAAGTCCCCGCGCTGACCGACAACATGGTCCTGGCACCGGAGACTGCCCTGATGGCATCTCAGGCCCTGGCAGACATGGCGTACGAAGCCGACGACGGTTTGAAGATGCCCCAAGCCGCGAAACTCGCGATGGTCGAGAAGCATCGTGCCGTGTTGCTCCCGCGGCTGACCGTGATGCTGAACAGCCTCAGGGAGAACAAGGTGGTCGGCAACGAGCAGCTGGCCCGCCAAGCGCTTGACGCCTTCTGCGCTGAGGTCTTCTCGTGACCCTCCCGCGCCGCACGGCCATCATCCCCGCAAGAGGTGGAAGCCAGCGCATCCCCCGGAAGAACATCAAGCCGTTCTTCGGCAAGCCGATCATCTGCTACAGCATCGAGACCGCTCGCGCCTCGGGCCTGTTCAACCTGATCCTGGTCAGCACCGACGACGACGAGATCGAGGAGATCGCACTCGCCGCCGGCGCGGTGGTGATGCGCCGCAAGTACGACGACGGCACCCAGGGTACCCAGGAGGTAGCGCAGAAGGTGCTGGAGCAGATGCCCGATGTCAAGACGGCCTGCGTGATCTACGCGACGTGCCCGCTCCTGGCCCCCCGAGACCTCGCTGCCGGCCTCGTCGCGCTGGGCTACCCCAACAAGCAGTTCGCCATGTCGGTTGATCCGAACGGCAGGGACGCGGGATGCTTCTACTGGGGCAAGGCGGACGCCTTCCGCGATGACCTGAAGCTGGACGCGCCGCACACCGCACGTGTCGAACTGCCGGCGAGTCGGGTTTGCGACATCAATTTTCCGAGCGACTGGGCTCGGGCCGAATCCATGTACCAAGCCTTGAGGAGGGCATAGCGTGGTTTGCGAAGCGACTATCGAGCCCACAGAAACGGAGCTTCACCGCGCTGCCGCATGGTGGGCTGGTGAAGGCTCTGTCAATGGCCTGAAGCGCCGTCTGTCAGTCACCTTCTCCCAGAAAGAAGTGTGTGTGTGCCACTGGTTTCTCGATCGGTTCGGTGGGTCTGTGTATACACGGCCAGCCAAAGGAACTAAGAAGGAATGCTCGACTTGGGCGGCGTCGGGCCAACGCGCACGGGCATTCTTGCTGGCGATCGTCGAATTGATCCCAGAGTCGCCTCGTCGACAGGAGCAGATTCGCGTGGCCCTGGCAGCAACGGAGGGTGACAGACGGCGCGGCCCTAAGCCGGTGGCGACATGCCTGCGTGGTCACACGAAGACAGCCGGGCGCTGCAAAGAATGCAATGTCATATGGAGAGCAAGCACTCGCGCCAAGCCTGAGGTTGCCCAGCGGCATCGCGAGCGCGAACGTGATCGGTATCAACAGAGGAGAGCGACTTGAGAACAGAGGACTTTTGGAGCGGCCGCTTCGGTGACGAATATCTGGCCAGGAATCGCGTCGAGTGGGAAGCGCGCGTCCCCTTCTGGCAATCCGCCATCGACTTCATGGAGCCCGGGTCGATGCTCGAGGTCGGTTGCAATGCCGGGTGGAACCTGCGCGCGATCCAATCGATCCAGGCCGACATCGACCTGTACGGCGTCGACATCAACGCATCGGCTGCCGAAGAAGCGCGCCAAGCCGGCTTCGAGGTGCGGGTGCTGGGTGCCCAGGGCATCGTCGGCCTGCACGAACCCGGAAGCATCGACTGCGTCTTCACGGCCGGCGTGCTGATCCACGTTGCTCCCGAGGACATCGAGGCCACGATGCGCCAGATCATCGCGGTCAGCGGGCGCTACGTGCTGGCGATCGAGTACATGGCCGACCAGGAAGAAGCGCTCGACTACCGCGGGCACACCGGCAAGCTGTGGAAGCGTCCCTTCGGAGCGATGTACCAGCAGATGGGGCTGGTGCTGCTGTCCGAGGGGGTGGCGGGGGGCTTCGATCAATGCGGTTACGCCTTGCTCGAACGGGCGCAGACATGAAGGAGTTCATATTCCTGGTGAGCGCGATCTTGCTGCAAGGGCTTGCGTTCGGAATGGGCTGCATCGCGCTGTGGAACAAGGACTGGCCACAGGCGCAGGCTTGGCTGCTCGCCGACGCGGTGCTGACGCTGTCCACCATCAGCCTGAGGATCAAACGATGAGCCTCCTTCGATGCGCGAGATGCGTGATGCCGAACACCCGGCCAGACACGCCATTCATCGACGGCGTCTGCTCAGCCTGCCTGAGCTACGACCGCCGCCCCACGATTGACTGGGATGAGCGCAAGGCCGCGCTGCTGGCGCTGCTGGACCGCCATGACGGTCGCTGCATCGTGCCGAGCTCCGGCGGCAAGGACTCCACCTACCAGGTGCTGACCTTGCTCGAGCTCGGCGCCGACGTGACCGTGGTGACCGCACGGACCTGCCACCTCACGCCGGTCGGCCGCGCGAACATCGACAACCTCGCGCGCTACGCCAGGACGATCGAGGTCGTGCCGAACATGACGGTTCGGGCGAAGCTCAATCGGTTGGGGCTGGAGCTGGTCGGGGACATCAGTTGGCCGGAGCACGCTGCGATCTTCCGGACGCCAGCCCGCGCGGCCGCACAACTGAACATCCCGCTGATCTTCTACGGCGAGAACCCGCAGAACCAGTACGGCGGCCCGCTTGGGAGCGACGAGGCGCAGCAGATGACGGCTCGCTGGGTCAGCGAGTACGGAGGCTTCCTCGGTCTGCGCGCGACGGACTTCATCGGCATGGAAGGCATCACACCGCAGGACATGGCGGACTACCAGCCCCTGAACAGCGAAGAGATGCACGCATTTCACCCAGAAGCCCACTTCCTCGGGCAGTACCTGCCATGGGACAGCCGCCGGAATGCCGACATCGCGATCGAGCACGGCATGCAGGCGGCTCTACCCAGCGCAGCGAACTGGTGGAAAGCCGAGAACCTCGACAACGCTCAGACCGGCATCCACGATCACTTCATGTGGCTCAAGTACGGCTTCGGCCGCGGCTGCCAGCAGATCAGCGTGGACGTGCGAGCTGGGCTGGTGAAACGCGAGCATGCACTGGTGTGGGTGGACGCCAACGATTGGATCTTCCCAGACGACTACGCCGGTGTGCCCATCGCCGAAGTCCTGGATCGCATCGGTGTCAGTACCGAGAAGTTCAAGGAACTGATGCAGCAGTTCACCGACAAGGCGGTGCATTCATGAAGACATGCAGCAAGTGCAGAGTGCCAAAGCCTCTCGTTGACTTCTATGTGGACAAAAGTAAGTTGGATGGTCATCAATATGCGTGTAAAGAGTGCCGCCGTATACGCAGCCATCGAAAGAGGAGCGCGGGTGAAGAGGTACATCGTAAGAGTTGGCTACTTCTGCCGAAGACAACAGAACAGAACCGCAAGAAGCGCCGACGCCGGACATTGAAACTGGCCGATTGGTACATCCGGAAAAAGCTGCGCGACGCGGGGTTCACTGCGCCGATATGCCCCGGCCTCATAGATCTCAAGCGCGAGCAACTGATCCTGCGCCGGCTCGCGAAACAGCTGAAGCAGGCAATAACCGAAAGATCGAAATGAAACCATCACAGAACACCCTTGAATCACTGCAAGACATCAACCGCGTCGAGACTGCAGGCGACATCAGACGCATTGGCGCTCAGATGCTCCTCGCGCTGGCTCGCAAAGAGATCAGCGCCACCGACCTCGAAGCCGCAGCCAAGATGATCGATGCTCAAGCCAACAGCCTGAACGCAGAAGTCAAACTGGCGAAGGCGGCGATCGAACTGCGCGAGCGTGGCGCCGACCTGGGCAAGGTGGTGCACATCGGCCGAACCTTGATCGGCACCCCTGATAAGGAGGCGGCATGAAAGACAACGAAATGCATCAAGAATGCGTTCTGAGATGCTACGTGGCCCTTATTTCGGCGAGCCTGGCGGCAGGGGAGTACGGGCTGAGTGACTTGGCCTATCAAGATATGGCAACACGAGCGATCGAGATGGCCGACGCTTTAGAGAACGTAGTACTGTCTGGGCGCCGGCCGAAATAATGCTGTGCAAACGTGTGATCCCGTCGATGCTGGTCCGCGGCCGCACCCTGGTCAAGGGCGAGCGCTTCAACAGCTGGCGCAGCATCGGCCACGCCGCCCAGGCCGCACGCATCCACGCTGCCCGGGGGGTCGACGAGCTCATGATCCTCGACATCAGCGCGACCGCAGAGGGCAGGGGGCCGGACCTCGACCTGGTGCGAGAACTGTCCGAAGGCTGCTTCATCCCGATCACCGTCGGCGGTGGCGTGCGGAGCCTGAAGGACATCGACGCGCTGCTGCGTGCTGGCGCGGACAAGGTGGCAGTGTGCACCTTTGCACTCGAACGCCCGACGTTTGTCAGCGAGGCTGCAGCAAGGTTTGGCGCGCAGGCGATTGTGGGGTGCGTGGATGTACGGCAGCCTGGATGGCCATGTTCGGAATCAGGCTCGCTCGCGTGGCACTTGTTCGGAGCACTTGTTTGGGCCAAAGCACTCGCCGATGCCGGAGCAGGCGAGATCCTGCTGACCAGCGTCGACCGTGACGGCACCATGGAAGGCTACGACCTCGACCTGATCCGTGAAGTCTCCACGGCAGTAGGCGTTCCGGTGATAGCCAGCGGAGGCTGCCGGGACTACGCTGACATGCTGGCCGCTTTCAAGGCTGGGGCGGACGCTTGCGCAGCTGGGGCCATGTTCGCATTCACTGATGCAACTCCGAGGGGGGCTGCTCAATTCCTCAAACGAAACAACATCGAGGTTCGAGTATGAAGAAGCTGATTCTGTTGACCGTGGTCCTGCTGACCGGCTGCGGTACGTTCCCGCTCGGGGTGTCCTACCCCCAACAAGGCCAGACCCAGGCCCAGACCGACCAGAACATCCTGGTGTGCAAGGACCGCGCGAGGGACGAGGCCAACACCGACGCCCGCGTGGCCGGGTCGTTCGTCGCCGGCCTGACCATCGTCGGCGCACCGATCGCGATTGCCGAGGAGCGCCGCAAGCAGCGTGAAGTCTTCGCTGCCTGCATGACGGAGCGCGGCTACAAAGTCGTGCCGCCCCAATGAACTGGAAAGACAACACCAACGCGGGCGGCTGGAAGGGCTCGGCGCTGATCCTGGTGCTGCTGGCCATCCTCGTGTGGGTTCTGTGGGAATGAAGCTCCTCGACGCCTATACCCACCCCGAGGCTGTCGATCTGCTGTGGCAACTTCTCTACGAGCGCGAGCCCCACCAGAACATCAGCCACAAGCGCCTGCCCTCGCTGAAGGAGCACAAGGCCTTCGTCGCGTCCAAGCCCTACCCGCACTGGTACCTGATTGACTGCGGCGACCTGGTGGGCGCCACCTACCTGACGTGGCGCCGGGAAGTGGGTATCGGCATCCTCCGACGGTTCAGGGGCAGCGCCTACGGCCGGCACGCAGTGATGGAGCTTGGCCGACTCCACCCGGGCCCCATGTACGCGAACATCAACCCGGCCAACCGATCGAGCATCGACATGTTCCGGGACCTCGGCTTCACCCACCTGCAGAACACCTATGCACTCCCATAGCCCGTTCATGGTCGCCGAAATGTCTGCGAACCATCTGGGCAGCTTTGATCGCGCGCGCCAGATCGTGTTGGCCGCAGCCGAGTCTGGCGCCGACGCCATCAAGTTCCAGGTCTGGAAGCCGGACACGATGTGCATCGACCCGAGCCAGACCACTACCTGGGCTGGCCGGATCGTCAGCCTGGTCGAGCTTTACCGGAAAGCGCATACGCCGTGGAGGTGGCTGCCCGACCTATTCTCGCACGCGCGATTCCTCGGCATCATCCCATTCGCTGCTGCCTTCGACCGCGAGAGCGTGGACTTCCTCGAGACGCTGGGCGTCGATCGCCACAAGGTGGCCAGCTTCGAGCTCATCGACCTCCCGCTGATCCGCTACATGGCCAGCAAGGGCAAGCCGATGATCCTGAGCACGGGGATGGCTACCCGTGCAGAAATCGACGCCGCGCAATATGCGTGCATGCGCGCCAGGAACTACGACCTGACGATCCTGAAGTGCACCAGCGCCTATCCTGCCGATGCGTCGGATGCGAATCTGGCAACGCTCTATGAACTCGGCGACCATCCGAACGGGGAAGGGAACGCGTCAGAGGAGTTCAAGATTGGCATTTCTGACCATTCAATGGGATGTGGTGTTGCCGTCGCCGCGACGGTGCTGAAGGCTTCCATGATCGAGAAGCACCTCACCCTGAGCCGCGCCGACGGCGGACCCGACGCCAGCTTCAGCATGGAGCCCGCCGAGTTCAAGCAGATGGTCACCGAGTGCCGGCGCGCGGCCACGGCGATAGGTGTGCCTTCCTACGGCCCCGGCCCGAACGAGTCTACAGCCCTACGGCGCAGTCTGTGGGTCGCGAAGGACATCGCCGAGGGTGAACAGCTGCGACTGGGCGACAACGTGGTGATCGCCCGCCCGGCGCTGGGGATTCACCCGGATTCACTGATCGAGGGATGCCGCGCCCGCCACGCGCTGAAGGCCGGAACGCCGCTCACCGCCAAAGGAGTCGTGCCATGATCCCCGCGAACATCGACCATCAGCACATCATCGGCGAACTGAACGCCTGGGGCCTGCGCGACTACAAGATCGAGATGATCTGCGGCTTCTCGGTCGGCTACGTGGCCCAGCTCAAGTGCGGCAACGTCAAGCAGATGACCTACCAGCGCGCGGCGCGTCTGTACAACTTCTGGTTCGAGGAACGCGGGACGCGCAGCCCCTTGCGGACTCATAGTGCCGAGGCGCTGACGACGTAGGCAGCACGTCCAATCGCTTCTCATGACAGAGAAGCGGACCACCGACTGGGAAGGCATTCAGCGCGAGCACCGCGCGGGCATTCGCTCGCTGCGTGAGATCGGCGCCGAGTTCGGTGTCAGCCATGTCGCGATCAAGAAGCGCGCGGACAAGGATGGTTGGGAGCGCGACCTCGGCGCCAAGATCAGAGCCAAGGCCGACGCACTGGTTACCAAGGAAGCGGTTACCAGCCTGGTTACCGTGGAAACCAAATTGGCCGAGAAGGACATCGTCGATGCGAACGCGACGATCCAGGCCACGATCCGCCGCGAGCACCGCACGGACATCCAGCGCACCAAGCGCATCGCCAACCGACTGTTGGAAGCGCTCGAGGGAATCGCGCTCCCCGAGATGCCGACGACCGGCTCCAAGGCCGAGAGGCAGCAAGCCAGCGCCATCCTGATCGGCGTGATCAAGGAGCACGCCAGCGTCACCAAGCAACTGGCCGACACCCAGCGGGTGACCGTGAACATGGAGCGTGAGGCCTTCGGCATTGCCGCAATGGTCGAGGCGCCACCTCAAGAGCAGGTCGAACTGACCGAGGCGCGGATCACGGACGGTGCGCGCCGCATTGCATTCCTGCTGCGCAAGGCGGCGACCCTCACTCCATCGAAAGGCTGACATGGCCACCGGACCAAAGCTCGTCGACATGGCCTACAGCAAGGCCGAGCTCAAGGAAGAGAAGCGGGAGATGTGCGGGGCCGACGGCCAGCCCAATCCGTACCCCTGGGGCCTGTGCCTTCGCCTGGAGAAGAAGGAACTCGACAAGCTCGGGATCGCCGAGCTTCCTGGTGTCGGCGACGAGATGCACCTGCTGTGCGTGGCCAAGGTCACCAGCGTCAATCAATCCGCCCGCGAAGGCCAGGGCGAAGAGTCATCGGTCGGCCTGCAGGTCACCTTCATGCAGGTGCTGCTGAAGGAATCCGCAGCCGACGAGAAGGGCGAGAAGGAATCGGGAGCCAGCGAAGGCGCCGAGACCAAGTCCCTGTTGAGCTACTTCAAGGGGTAAGAGATGAGCATCACCGCATTCCAGCCAGCCGGCCCGACGGCATTGATCGCGGCCACCAGCAGCACCGCCTCCGCGGCGACGCAGGTGTGCACCGGCAGCCAGCAGGGAATGTTCCTGAGCAACCCCAGCACCGTGCCGGTGTACTTCGCGACCGGCGCGTCGTCGGCAATCCAAGCCGCACAGCCCACCACGGCACTGCCGTGTCCTGGCGCCTGCCTGCCTCCGAGCGGAACGCAGACGGTCACCGTCGCGCCGCAAGGCTGGCTGTCTGCGGTCACTTCGGCGGGCAGTGCCAGCCTATTCGCAACTCCCGGTTTCTACGGGGCGTAACCCGCCGCCTGACGGTCTCAGGCATCTCCACAGCAGCTTCGGCGAGCAACCATAAAGGAGTTCGACATGTCCTACGGGAACAGCATCATCACGAGTATCTTCGGCCGACGGCTCGGGCTCCAGCCCATGTCCTCGGCTGCCTCCGGCTCCGGCCGCAACGGCGAGACGCCTGACTTCCTTCTCGGCGCTGAAGCCGTGAAGATGGGCATCAACGCGGGCACCACCTCGCGCAACCTGCCGGCCTACGGCGTCAGCAACATCGCAGGCACCAGCGCCCTGTCGAGCTCGGTCTACACGCTCGACCCGCCGATCCCCGGCGTGCCGGTGTACCTGAACTTCAACAGTTCGGCCAACGCCCCGGCCTACGTGAAGACCGCCAACGGCGAGACCATCGTGTCGAGCCAAGGGACCACGTTCTCGGTGATCAAGTCGACCAACGGCGCGGCCAACGGCGTCCTGGGGTTGATCGGCATCACGACCGCGATCTGGGGCGCGCTGTCGGGCATCAGCTCGGCGACCTTCGCGCTGAGCACCACGACCTGAGCAAGAGCGTATTGAGAACGGTTCTTCAACTGCTCTGAGGAGGGCATACCTTGAAAGTAGCACTGGTCGGCTCAGCGCCGGCATCGGTCCGGCTCGCGCCTTACGGCGATACCACCTGGCGCATCATCGGATGCAGCCCGGGTGTGTTCGGTGTCGCCGCTCGCGTAGACGAGTGGTTCGAGACGCATCTGTGGGAGCCCGGACAGACCTGGTTCAGCCCGGAGTACGTGCAGTGGCTGACCGCGCTGCCGAGCCGTGGCGTGAAACTGTGGGTCGGCGGTCCGGTCCCCACGATCCCCGACGCGGTGATCTACCCATTCAACGACGCCCTGACCAAGCACGATCCCCAGCGGTGGTTCTGCTCGTCGTCCCTCTTCTGGATGATGACGCGGGCCATTCAGCTGATCGAGGACGAAGCCAAGGCCGAGAATCGGAAGATCGATTCGGCCCTCGACAAGATCGCCTTCTTCGGCGTCGACATGGCCGCGGGCGAGGAGTACGAGATGCAGCGGGCCGGCATCCACTTCCTGAGCTATCAGGCAGTGGTGCTGGGCATCGAGGTGGGAGCACCGCCCGAGTCCGACCTGTTCACGCCGCGGTTCCGCTACGGAGCCGACGAGTGGACGCACTCCTACCGCAAGGTCCGCGCTCGGCTGCAAGAACTGAAGGCACGACAAGCCCAAGCCCAAGCACAGGCGCAGGCGAGCACGCAGGAAGCCGCGTTCCTCGGCGGCGCGCTGGATGACTTGAAGTACATGGGTGACACCTGGGTCGACAAGGGCACCTACACCGGCCCGGCGCTGTTCAAGCCCGTCGAGGACCCGGTCACGCCATGAGCACTCTCGACGATCTGATCGAACGCTTGACGCTGACGCCTGCATCGGAGGCAGCGGCGGCGCTCGAACAGGCGTTCGATCTGACGTCGAATCTCAAGTTCGTGCCCAATATCGGGCCACAGACCGACGCCTACCTCTCACTCGCGGACGTGCTGCTGTACGGTGGCCAGGCGGGGGGCGGGAAGACGCTGCTCGAACTTGGATGGGGTGTCAATGAAGCCCGCAACGGGATCATCTTCCGTCGTCAGCGCACCGAGACCGACGGCCTGGAGAAAGAAGGCAAGAAGCTGATCTCCACCGGCGCGAGTTTCAACGGCACCGACCTGGAATGGACGTGGCCCGACGGCAAGGCGCTGAAGCTGGCCGGCATGAAGGGCCCCGACGACTGGCAGGATCACGCCGGGCGCGAGCGCGACTACATGGCGTTCGACGAGGGCGGCGAGTTCCTCGAAGTACAGGTGGCGAGCATCATGGGCTGGCTGCGCGCCGACACTCGGACGCGCGTCATCATCGGCTCCAACCCGCCGCGGACATCCGATGGCCTGTGGCTGGTGAAATGGTTCGCGCCGTGGTTGGACCCGCGCTTTCCCGACCGCGCCCACCCCGGCGAATTGCGGTGGGCCGTGATGGTCACGAGGGCCGGCGAGATCAGCGTCAAGTGGGTGGAAGGTCCGGGCGAGTACCTGATCGACGGCGAGCCCTTCACCGCCAAGTCCTACACCTTCATCCCGGCATCGCTGGCCGACAACCCGGCACGCGACACGGCCGCCTACCGCGCGCAACTTCAATCGCTGCCCGAACCCTTGCGGTCGCAACTGCTGTACGGCAAGTTCAGCGACTCCATGAAGGACGGCGCGAACCAGTTGATCCCCACGCGCTGGGTGCAGCTGGCGCAGGACCGCTGGACCGACAAGCCGCCCAAGGGCGTGCCGATGTGCAATATCGGCGTCGACGCATCAGGGGGTGGCGATGATCCGATGATCCTGGCACCACGATATGACGGCTGGTATCAGCAGCTCATCGAGGTGCCCGGCGCCGAGATCCCGGCCGAGCGCGCGGGCGCACATTGCGCTGGCGTGGTGGTGTCGCATCGCTTGCACGGCGCGCTCGTCACGATCGACATGGGCGGTGGCTATGGCGGCCCGATGTACGAGGCCCTCGTGCGCAACGATATCCCATGCCGACGCTATAAGGGCGCCGAGAACACCACGAAGCGCAGCCGCGATGGCCAGTTGAAGTTCGTGAACAAGCGCAGCGCGGCCCTGTGGCTGTTCCGCGAGGCACTGGACCCAGGCCAGCCTGGCGGCTCACCGATCCAGTTGCCTCCAGGTGATTCACGCCTAGTCGCCGACCTGACCGCACCCACGTTCGAATTCACGCCACGCGGCATCAAGGCCGAATCGAAAGAGGATGTGTGCAAGCGCCTCGGCCGCTCGACCGATCGCGGCGACGCTGTGATGATGGCCTGGTTCGAAGGGCCACGGATGCTTGAGAACGCGATGGACTGGATGGACCTGAAGCAGGTCAACGGGCACATCGTGAAGAAGCCGCAGGTGTTGACCTCCGGCCGCGCTCCGCTGTCTGCCGGCCGCGCGGCTCTTTCGGCGAGGGGCCGGTCATGAGACTCGCCACGCCAGCCGACCAGGCCCGCATCGAGGCGATCTGCAACGATCCGCTGATCCGCACCTGGACCGCGTTCGAAGGCGCTCCCCTGTGCAACGCCGCCAAGTACCTGACTGCGCCATCGTTCAGCGTGATCGGTGAGGAAGGCTGCTTCCTGGCTCAGCACCTGGACACCACGCGGTACGTGATCCACACGAACCTGCTGCCCGAGTACCGCGGCGAGGCGGCAGTGATCGCCTCCAAGGAAGCGCTCGCTCTGGCCTTCCTGAAAACCGACGCGACCGAATTGCTCACTATGGTGCCGGCCACGATCCCACACGCGCGCTTGCTCGCCCGGCACATGGGATTCAAGCTGATGTTCAACCGGCAGCGGGTGTGGCCGGCACTTGGCGAACTACATGCGATGGGCTTCTTCAGCCTGAGCCTCGACGACTGGATCCTGTCTGGCCAGTGCGAGGCCTCGGGGCAGGCCTTCCATCACCGACTACATGGTGAGCTCGGCCTCGAGTCCCACGCAGCGGACCGGGTGCATGACGACTACGTGGGAGCCGCTGTCGAGATGATCCGCGCCGGCAACGTGTCCAAGGCGATAGGGACCTACAACCGATGGGCGCGTTTCGCCCTGTATCAACCGGTCGAGATCGTGTCGACCGACCCACTGCGGATCGACATCCGCCAGTGCGTGATCAGGATCGAGGGGGATCAATTCTTCATGGAGGCACCAAATGCCTGAAACAGCAGCGGCGATCGGTACCTACTTCACTGCCGCGGAGGGAACGGCGGCCGCAGCCGGCGCTGCAACTGCGGGCACGGCGGCCGCGGGAACCGCAGCGGCAGGGACGGCTGCAGCTGGCGCCACGGCTGCAACTGCCGCGGGAGTGGCCGCCGAGACAGGCGCGCTCGGCTACGGGCTGGGCGGCTTGGCGGGCACCGGCGGTGCGTATGTGCTGCCGGCCAGCGTCTCTGGCGCTGCGGCGGCTGGTGCAGGTGCGACAGCCGGAGGCCTGTTCTCAGACCTCGCCAAGCCGGCCGCACAGGCTGGCGCGAGCGCTGTCGTCAGCTCCGCACTGAGCCCGAAGCGCCCCGACCTCCCCAAGCCGCTGGCCATGCCCGATCCGGTCGCGCAAGAGGAAGCCCGCAAGAAGTCGATCGTCGAGCAGATGGCCCGCCGCGGCCGCGCGTCGACGATCCTCACGGACGCCGGCTCTGGCGCGTTGGGAGGCTGACATGGACGTCAAGCAACTCTGCGAGGTGGCCGACAACCTCTTCGGGAAGAAGATGTCCCTCACCTCGCTCCATCAGGAGATCGCGGACAACTTCTACCCCGAGCGCGCCGACTTCACGATCAGCCGATCGCTCGGGACCGACTTCGCGGCCAACCTGATGACCAGCTACCCGGTGCGCTGCCGGCGCGACCTGGGCAACCAGTTCGGGACCATGCTGCGCCCGACGGCAAAGGAGTGGTTCGCGACGAAGCGCAAGTACGCCAAGCAGGAGAGCAACGAGGTCCGCACCTACCTGCAGTGGTTCACCGAGACGCAGCGCCGGGCGATGTACGACCCGAGCTCGCTGTTCACCCGCGCCACGAAGGAAGGCGACCACGACTTCGCAGCCTTCGGGCAGGCCGTGCTCAGCGTCGAACTGAACAAGCACGGCAACGGCTTGCTGTACCGCTGCTTCCACCTCCGTGACGTCTGCTGGCAGGAGAACGACGAGGGCAAGATCGGCTTCATCGCACGCAAGTGGAAGCCCACGGCCCAGACGCTGAAGCGCACCTTCAAGAACGTCCACGAGAAGGTCAACCTGCTCGAGAAGAAGACCCCGTTCGAAGAGGTCGAGTGCATGCACATGATCGTCGAAGAGGACATGTACGACGACAAGTCCATGGGCCGGCCGCGCTGGTCGATCTGGTACGACAAGACCAACAGCCACCTGATGCAGGCCACGCCGATCTGGGGCAAGCACTACATCATCCCCCGGTGGCAGACTGTCTCGGGCTCGCAGTACAGTTACAGCCCGGCCAGCGTGTGCGCGCTTCCGGATGCTCGGCTGCTCCAGGCGATGACCTTCACGCTGCTGGAAGCGGGAGAGAAGGCCACGAGTCCGCCGATGATCGCGACGCAGGGCGCCGTTCGCTCCGACCTGTCCATCTACGCCGGTGGCGTCACCTGGGTGGACGAGGAATACGACGAACGGCTGGGCGAGGCCTTGCGCCCGATCGCGCAGGACTTCCGCGGCTTCAACTACGGCCTGCAGATGAACCAGGATACCCGGTCCATGCTGCACAGCGCGTTCTTCCTGGACGCATTGACGCTTCCCCAACGCGCGCCTGAGATGACCGCCTACGAGGTCGGGCAACGGGTGCAGGAGTACATCCGCAACGCCCTGCCGATCTTCGAGCCGATGGAGATGGAGTACAACGCCGCGCTCTGCGACGAGACCTTCGATTTGCTGTGGCGCAACGGCGGGTTCGGTGATCCGCGCACGTGGCCGAAGGAACTTCGCGGGGCCGAGATCGAGTTCACGTTCGAGAGCCCGCTGCACGACGCGATCGAGGAGCAGAAGGGCCAGAAGTTCTCGCAGGCCCAGGCGCTCATCGGCCAGGCCATCGCACTGGACCCGTCGAGTGCTTTCCTGCCGAAGACCGAGGTCGCGCTGCGCGATGCCCTGCTCGGGATCGGTGTCCCGCCGACCTGGCTCAACAGCGAAGCCTACGTCGACGAGGCCAAGGCCAAGCAGCAGGATCAAGCCAAGCAGCAGGCCCAGCTGGCGAACATCGAGCAGGCCTCGAATGCGGCGAAGAACATCGGCACGAGCGGGCTTGTTCAAGCCTCGGCGCCGGTCTGACGCATGCAGAAGCCAGCAACCCGGGCCATTGGGCCGCACGTCCCGGCGCCGTACGAACTCGCGGATGCCAGCGCCATCCAGGCCCTGCACCGCGGGGATGCCAGCGCGGATCAGCAGCAGCGCGCCCTGAAGTGGCTGATCGAGAGGGCCGCGGGCGCCTACGAGTTCCAGTTCTACCCGAGCGATCGGGAAACCGCCTTTGCCCTCGGGCGAGGCTTCGTCGGGCAGCAGATCGTGAAGCTGCTCAAACTTGACCTGTCGACTCTGAGGAGGGCCGAAAATGTGGAAGCTCCGAAACGTACTGCGTAAACCTGACGACGAGGGCGCTACTGGCGGCGGAGGTGTTGCTGCTGCGCCCGCACCGGCAGCTGCGCCTGCGGCCGCTCCAGCGCCAGCCGCCTCTGCGCCAGCCGGGGCGCCAGCGGCATCTCCCGCTGCAGCACCGACCCCCGCGGCCGCGCCTGCTGCTGCCCCAGCGCCTGCGGCGGACAAGGGCAACGAGGGCTACTGGCCAGCCGACTGGCGCGAGACCGTGTCGAAGGCCGACGAGAAGCGCCTCACCGCGCTGGGCCGTTACGCCTCGCCAGAAGCTGCGATGCAGGCCCTGTTCGCGGCACAGGACCGCATCCGCTCCGGCGAACTGAAGCCGGTCCTCGGCAAGAACGCCAGCGCCGACGAACTGAAGGACTGGCGCGCCGCGCACGGCATCCCCGAGACCGCGGACAAGTACGACCTCGGCAAGGACGTGAAGATCGACGAGGGCGACGCGCCGATGATGGCCGAGATCCTCAAGGCCGCGCACGGGACGAACCAGACGCCGGCCCAGGTCGCAGCCACGGTGAAGACCTGGAACACGATCAAGGCGCAGGCGTTCGAACAGCGTGCCGTGAAGGACAAGGAGATCCAGACCGCCAGCGAGGACGCGCTGCGCACCGAGTGGGGCCCGGACTACCGGCTCAACATCAACCTGATTCACGGCATGCTCGATGGCGCCAGCGACCAGGTGCTGAAGGACCAGCTGCTGCAGAGCCGCCTCCCCGACGGCACGCCTTTCGGCAGCTCACCTGAGGTCATGAAGTGGCTGGTCGGCCTGTCGCGCATCCAGAACCCGACCGGCGTGGTCGTGCCTGGGGGTGAAGGCAACCAGATGCAGGACGTCGAGACCGAGATCGACAAGATCGAGAAGACGATGCGCGAGAACCGCACGGCGTACAACAAGGACGAGAAGATGCAGGCCCGCTATCGGGAACTGCTGGGCGCACGCGAGAAGCTCAAGCCGCGTGGCGCTTGATTCTTTTCATACTGCCAATCGAGCAGGGACGCAGCGCAACCCTAGAGTGGCGCTGCGTTACCGAGTAGCAAGGCCCCGTTGGCGGGCCGCTGGCCCCTCTCCAGGACACCCCAGCGAAACAGCCATGTACGGACACCCCGAGCGACGGTTCATCACCTTCGTATCCACAGGAGTCCGATCATGTCTGACAGTGCGTTCCAAATCCAGTACCGCCAGGAGTTCATCCAGGCGTTCGAACAGCATCAATCGCTGCTTCGCGAAACCGTCACCACCGAAGCGGTGATCAAGGGCCAACAGGCCGTCTTCCTCGTCGCCGGTTCCGGCGCTGCCTCAGCCGTCACGCGCGGCCTGAATGGCCGCATCCCGGCGCGCAACGACAGCAACAACCAGAACACCTGCACGCTGCAGGAATGGCACGACCTGGTTCGCAAGACCGGGTTCAACGTGTTTGCCTCGCAGGGCAATCAGCGCGCGATCATGCAGATGACCACGATGGCGGTCATCAATCGCAAGATCGACGAACTGATCATCAACCAGCTGAACACCGGCACGGTGACGATCGGCTCGTCCTCGACGATCCCGAACGTCTCGCTGTTCCAGAACGGCCGCGTCAAGCTGTCCAACGCCGCGGTGCCCTGGGACTCGAACATCACGCTGCTGTGCCAGCCGTCATTCCTGGCCTACCTCGAGCAGGCCCCGGAGTTCTCGAACGCGCAGTACATCGAGATCAAGCCGTTCGCCGGAGCCGAGAACCCGAGCTGGCGCGACAAGCCGATGGCCTACCGCTGGCGCAATGCGCTGATCGTGGAGCACCCGAACCTTCCGGGCAAGGGCACCACCAGCGAGAAGTCCTTCCTGTACCACAAGACCGCTGCCGGTCACGCGATGGACACAGCAGGCCTGCAATCCCCGGTCGGCTACGACCAGGAGCAGGACTACTCGTGGGCTCGCGCGAGCGGCTACCAGGGCGCGCTGCTGTTGCAAAACACCGGCGTGGTGGTCATCACCGCTGACGGCTCGGCGTACGCCTGAGCCACAAGGAGAAATCACCATGTCTTACTTTGGCAGCACGCAACTCTCTTCGGTGGCGAATCCGCCGCGGCAACTCGTCGCGCCGTTCGCCGTCAACCCGGCCATCGCCGGCTCGACGCAGTTCCTGTCCACGCAGGGCTCGACGGCCGCGAACAACCCCAACGGCCCGGGCGGCGGCGGTGGTGGCCTGTGGTTCTACGCCTCGACCAACCTGACCACCGACCTGACCGTGGCGAACTTCTTCTCCGACGGCTACTACCTCGGGATGAAGGCCGGCGACATCGTCCAGGGCGCGCAGTTCAGCTCGCTCGGGTCCACGGTCACGGTCTTCATGGGCGCGGTCGTCTCGGTCTCGACCGCTGGGGCTTCGCTGTCCACCGGCAGCCTGCTCACGTCCACGTTCACCTGATAGGGGCCGCAAGGCCATTTCGTTCGGGCGCGTCTCCTCGGGGCCGCGCCCGTTTTCGCAACTGAGAGGAGTCTCGAATGAGTGAAGTGATGGACAAGCCCGTGGCCGAGAAGCGCGCGGTGATTCTGAACCCCCAACGCATGGGCCTGGCCGAACAGCTGCGGCAGGACTGGGTCGTGAACGCCGAGCAAGGCACCACGGTGCCGGACGTGCTGGACCCGCAGTATTTCGCGCACATGGCCTCGCAGCTCCAGCAGCTGGACCACATCGAGGTGCGCCTCGAGACCGGCGAGTGGGTGCTCGAACTGCTGGTCACCGGTGTGGGCCGCAACTACGCGCAGGTCCACCTGCTGCACAAGTACGACCTCCAACCCACGGACGAGTCGGTGGCGCCGGCGGCGAAGCACCGCGTCGAGTACAAGGGTCCGCAGCAGAAGCACATCGTCCTTCGCGTCGCGGATGGCGCGATCCTGCAGAGCGGCTTCGACAAGAAGGTGCTCGCGCTGGAGTGGCTGGCGAACTACGAGAAGGTCACGGCCTGACGCCATGACCACGCAGCTCGACATTTTTAACGGTGCGCTGCTGCTCTGCGGCGAGCGCTTCCTCTCGTCCCTGACGGAGGAGCGCGAGCCGCGGCGCCTGCTCGACCGCGTGTGGTCGAGCAACGGCGTCAAGACCTGCCTCGAGAAGGGGCAGTGGAACTTCGCCCTGCGTACCGTGCAGATCGACTACGACCCGTCGATCGAGCCGAGTTTCGGCTACAACCGCGCGTTCGCGAAGCCCGACGACTGGGTGCTGACCACCAAACTCTGCTCCGACGAGTTCTTCCGTGCTCCGCTGACGCGCTACTGGGACGAGGCGAACTACTGGTACTCGGACCTGGACACGCTGTACGTGAGCTACGTCTCCAGCGACGTGCTCTACGGCCTGAACATGAACAAGTGGCCGGAGTCCTTCCGCGAATACGTGGAGGAGTTCTTCGCCAGCAAGATCATCCTGAAGCTGTCCAACTCCGAGCAGGAAGAGGCCAATTCGCACGCGCGGCTGAAGAAGAAGCTGCTGTCGGCCAAGAGCGCGGCCGCGATGATGGAGCCGACGTCGTTCCCCGCTCGGGGTTCGTGGGGGCTGTCGCGCAACCGCTTTCCGAATCGCCGGGATGGTGGGAACACCAACGGCAGCGGCAATCTGATCGGCTGAGATGGCGCGCCAAGTGCAGTCACTCTACAGCCTGAACCGAGGGGTCGTCTCGCGCTACGGACTTGCGCGAGCCGACGTGAAGCGCCTCGCCCTCGCGGCTCAGACGCAAACGAACTGGATGCCGCGTGTTCTCGGCCCGATGATGCTCCGGCCGGGCCTCAAGTACCTGGGCGCGACTTACACCAACACCGCCGCGCGCTTCCTGAAGTTCATCTTCGGCACCAGCGACACCGCGCTGCTCGAGATGACGCCGCTGCTGATGCGGGTCTGGATCAACGATGCCCTGCTGTCCCGTCCTTCGGTGACGACGACGATCACGAACGGGACATTCGCGACGAACCTGACCGGCTGGACCGACCTGGACGAGGTCGGCGCCACATCGCAGTGGGTGGCGCCCAAATACATGGAGCTCGTGGGTGATGGCTCGGCCCGCGCCATCCGCGAGCAGCAGGTGACTGTCGCTGGCGCAAACATCAGCGTCGAGCACGGCATCCGCATCACGATCGCCCGCGGCCCGGTGACCCTTCGCATCGGTTCCACCTCGGGCGACGACGACTACGTTCGCGAGACGACGCTTCCGACCGGGGAACATTCGATCTCGATCGTGCCGACGGGCAATTTCTTCATCCGCTTCTTCAGCCTGCTGGCACGCAAGACATGGGTCTCGAACTGCACGATCGAAGCGGCCGGCGTGATGACGATCCCGACCCCGTGGGGCGCGAGCGATCTCAACAGCCTGCGCATCGACCAGTCGGCGGACGTAGTGTTCGTCGCCTGCGCCAACTTCCAGCCGCGTCGGATCGAGCGCCGCGGCACCCGGCCGAACTCGCGGTCGTGGTCGGTGGCGCTCTACACCCCGACCGACGGGCCGTTTCGCGTCCAGAACATCCTCCCGACCACGATCACTGCGAGCGCGCTGGCCGGCAATGTGACGCTGACCTCATCGGTCCCGCTGTTCAAGCCCTTGCACGTGGGGGCGCTATTCAGCCTGACCTCCGTCGGTCAGCGCGTCTCCACGACCGCATCGGCCTCCGGCTTGGCGACGAACTCGATTCGGATCTCCGGCTCCGGCTCCGACTCGCGCAGCTTCAGTGTCGTCATCAGCGGGAATGCGACCGGCTCTACGGTCGACCTCCAGCGGTCGTTCGACAATCTGACGTGGGTGAACGTCGGCGGCGTCAACACCTGGACCGCGGACACCACCACCGGCGTGACCGATGGCCTGGACAACCAGATCGACTACTACCGCCTGATCCTGACGACCCGTGTGGCGCCGGATTCGGTGACGATGACCCTGGTCTATCAGGGAGGCAGCATCCGCGGCGCGGCACGCATCACGGACTACACGAACTCGACCACCGTCGGCGCTGAAGTCGTGGCCAGCCTGGGCGGCACGGTGGCCACGGCCGTCTGGCAGGAAGGCCAATGGTCGGACCTCCGCGGCTGGCCGACGGCTGGGAAGATTCATGAGGGCCGGCTCTGGTGGAGCGGCCTGAATGGCGTCTGGGGGTCGATTTCCGATGCGTTCGATTCGTTTGACGAGACCTTCGCCGGCAATGCGGGGCCGATCAATCGCACGATCGGCTCGGGTCCGGTGGACACGGTCAATTGGCTGCTGAGCCTGAAGGGCCTCTGCCTGGGTGCCCAGGGCACCGAGTATTCGGTTCGCGCCTCGTCCCTGGATGAACCGCTGACGCCGACGAACTTCAACGTCAAGAGCGCTTCCACGCAAGGCTCTGGAGTGGTCGACGCGGTGAAGATCGACCAGAGCGGCTACTTCGTGAATCGGAGCGGGGTCAAGGTTTTCGACCTGTCCTTCGAGGTTCGCAGCTACGACTACACCTCGACCGACCTGATGGAGCTCGCGCCGGAGATCGGCCGGCCGGGCATCGTTCGCACCGACGCGCAGCGCCTCCCGGACACGCGGCTGCACTGCGTTCGCTCCGATGGTGTGGTGGTGGTCGCGGTGTTCAACAAGGCCGAGGATGTGCTGGCCTGGGTCACGATCACGACCAGCGGATTCGTCGAGGACGTGGTGACGCTGCCGGCGCTGAACGGCAACACCGACGACCAGGTGTACTACGTGGTCCGTCGGACGATCAATGGCGCGACCGTGCGCTACCTCGAGAAGTGGGCGCAGGAGACCGAGTGCCGCGGAGATGCGCAGCTCTGCAATCTCGCCGACTCATTCGTGAGTTACACCGGGGCGGCAGCGACCGTGATTCCGGTCCCGCACCTGGAAGGCAGCTCAGTGGTCGTGTGGGCCGACGCCCGTGACGTTGGTACCGACGACTCCGCGCGCCCATGGACGCAGCGCTACACCGTCACGGGCGGCCAGATCACGCTGGCCACTGCCGCTTCGAACGTGGTGGTCGGGCTCGGCTACACCGCGCAGTTCAAGAGCGCCAAGCTGGGCCAGGCGATGCAAGGCAGCTCCTCGCTGAACCAGGCCAAGAAGATCGGACACATCGGTTTCGTCCTCGCCGACACGTACCCGAAGGGGGTCAAGTACGGCCCCACGCTCGACGACACCGGATCGATGCGCATGGACGACATGCCGGGGGTCGAGGGTGGAACCGATGTGGGTGCCGCGACGTTGACCGACTACGACGAGAACCTGATCGAGTTCCCAGGGACCTGGACGACCGATCTTCGTGTCTGCGTGCAAGCGCAGGCACCGCGCCCGGCGACCGTTCTCGCCATCACCCTGGATGAGACGGCGCACTCATGAGCTTCTTCGACGACATCGCCCTGCTGACGAAGCAACAGCCGACAGCGGGACTCAGCCAAGAGCAGCAGACCGCGCTGAACCTGAACAGCTGGGCCTCGAACGCCGATGCGACCGGCCAGCTCATGGGGGCCATCAGCCACCTGACGTTCGGCATCCAGTCGAAGCAGGCCTCGGACTTCCAGGCGGCGCAGCTTCGGCAGAACGCGAGCGACACCCGGGGCTCCGGACAACGTGCCGCGGCGGACGAGGACCGCAAGGCGCAACTCGTCACCTCGGCGGCCCTGGCCAGCGCGGCCGCAAGTGGCGGCGGTGCATCCGATCCGACGGTGGTCAACATCATCGCGCGCACGGCCAGCGAGGGCGCCTACCGGCGTGCCGTGGCGCTATATCAGGGCGACGACCGAGCGCGCGCGATGAACTTGCAGGCCGACGCCAAGCAGTACGAAGGCGGCAGCGTGCTCGCCAACTCGGCGATGGTGGCTGGCGCTCAGGCCTTCGGCGCCACGACCTCGCTGCTGAAGGGCTCGGCGCGCGGGGCTTCTCTGTATCAGCGCTTCGGCGGTGGTGGTCCGGGTGCCATGGCCGGCACCGGCGCCAGCGATTCGTGGTCCAGCACCGGACCGGGTGAGTGATGGCCACGCTACCCGACTACACCGCCCTCGGCGAACGCCCGACCCCTCAGGCAGCGGGTGGAGTCGCGACCTACGAGCCGCCGAACTGGCGCCAGGTCGGGATGTCCGGCCAGATCGTCTCCGGCGCGGGCCGGGACATGCAGGAGGCATCGAACACCGTCGCCGCGATGAGCGACGCGCAGGACCAGAAGACTGCGCTCGCGGCCGTCAACAAGCTCAACGCCGCGCGCCTCGGGCTCGAGCAAGACCCGACCTCGGGTTTCGTGAACGTCAAGGGCAATGGCGTCGTCGGCCCGCAGTTCATCTCCGACTACAAGGGCAAGTTCCAGAACGCCCAGAGCGAGATCGCCGACTCGCTGACGAACGAGAACCAGAAGCGCCTGTTCGGCCAGCACGCCGAGGTCGTCGGTCTCCAGTTCCAGAGTCAGCTGCTGCAGCACCAGGCGAAGCAGACGGTCGCGTTCAACGCCACCACCCGAGACAACACGATCACGCTGGGCCTGAACGACATCGCCGCGCACCCGTATGACGATTCGACCTACCAGACCAACCAGCTGCTGATGGGCCGGACAGTGGTCGAGGCCGGCAAGGACATGGGCCTGAGCGGCGACGCCCTGGCCAATTTCGTCCGGGTCGGGACGACGAAGCTCGACAGCCAGGCGCTGACCTACCGCACCTCCGGGATGCTGCTCGACAACCCGATGAAGGCGGCCGACTTCTTCCATCAACACGAGCTCGACTTCGATCCTCAGGATCGGATGCGCCTGGCCGGAACGCTGAAGACCGCCGTCGACGCGCAGACCAGCCGCATCGGTGGGGAGCAGGCCTACAAGTCCGCCGTCGGCACCCCGAACGCTGCACCGCTTCCCGCGAACCTGAACGCGGACTTCGTCAAGCCGTATGACGCCGCACGCGTGGGCAAGGTCGTGGAGCAGGTCAAGGCGCCAAGCCCCTACGACGCGGCGATCAACAAATGGGCCCAGGCCTACAACGTCAGCCCGACCGAACTCAAGCTGCGGATGGTGGCCGAGTCGGGCGGGGACAAGGACGCGGTCAGCCCATCCGGAGCGGTCGGCCTCATGCAGTTCATGCCCGACACCGCGAAGGCATTGAAGATCGACCCGAAGGATCCAGAGCAATCGATCATCGGCGCCGCGATCCTGATGGCCAAGGCTGGCGGAACGGTTGGCGGCGACATGTCCCGGGTCGACCGCACCTACTACGGCGGCAACGCCGACGCGAAGGGGCCGAACACCGACCAGTACGTCGAGAACATGCGCGCGGTGCGGCAGAACCTGATGGGCACCGCGCAGGCGCCGCTGACGCAGGCCTTTCTCGAGGGCCGAGAGGGTGTGGTGGTCGACAACGCGCGCTCGCTCGCGCAGCAGCAGCGGCCCGGCGACATGGTCTACCAGGATCAGGTGATCGCCGAAGCACGGAAGAACTACACCAACCAGCTCGCGGCGCTCCGCGGGACGAACGATCAGACCGTCTCGAACATCATGGGCATGTTCGCGAGCGACAAGCCGCCACAGGCGCTCGGCGATCTCCCGGTACCGCTGCAGCAGGCCTACGCGCAACTCTCCGGCACGACCCAGGCCGCGATCATGGCGCGCATGGTGAAGGGCGAGCAGCAGCGCACGCCCGACACCATGAAGCTGTACTACCAGCAGCTCGGGCGCTATTCGAACGACCGCGAGGGGTTCGCGAATCAGGATCTCTCGCCGCTGATCGGCACGCTGCCGAACGCCGACTTCACGCACCTTGCCGGGCTGCAGGTCCAGGCCCGCAACAAGCAGGACCTGGCCGCGGACAAGGCGGTGAACCTCCAGCACGCCCTGAGCCTGTCGGTGAACTACGCCTTGAAGCCGATCGGCCTGAGCGAACCGACCAAGGACACGCCCCAAGCCAAGCGCGCGATGTACGACCAGTTTACCGGCGCGCTGGTGGAGCAACTCGACCAATTCAAGACCCAGAACGGCCGGCCGCCAAACGACACCGAGATCGTGACGATGGCGAAGAACCTGACCACGACCGTCCAGATCCCCGGCAATTGGTTCGGCAAGACCGACAAGCGCGCCTTCGAGATCACGCCGGAGCAGGCAGGGCAGGTCACGACCAAAGTGCCGGATGACTTCCGCTCGGGCATCACCGGCGCGCTGGCCAAGGCGCAAGGCAAGCCACCGACCGAAGCACAGGTCCAGACCGCCTATCTGCTGCACCTCCGCAGCGCTCCGAAGGCCAAGCAATGAGCGCCGAAATCGACTTCGACGACCTGGCCAAGCAGGCGCTGTCGCCTCCGGCGCAGGGCGGGCAGGTGCTGCAGTTCCCCACGCCAGCGAATGCGCCCGGCCCGGACTATGAAGGCCTCGCCGGCCAGATCATGGGCATGCAGAAGGCCGCGGCCACGCAGAACCTGGTCTCGGCGCAGAGCACGAACCCGGACAACGCGGCCAAGGCGCTGCAGGCCTCCAAGGTGACGGGCATCCCCCAGCCGGCGGCCGAAGAGAACCTCGTGCAGGCCGAGCAGGCCGCGACGCTGCAGAAGAACGTCGAGACTCTCGGGCAGAACCCGAACCTGTCGGCGTTCGTGGCCAGCAATCCCCTCGCGGCCCGGATGGCGCAGGACGACTTCGACAAGCTCGGCTTGATCGAGCGCCTGTCGACCGCATTCAAATCGGGCGCCAGCACCGCGCTGCTGACCAATCAACTCGGCCGCTTCGGCAACGAGCAGCAACTCGGCGCCGCCGTCGGCGTGAGCACCCCGACCGCTGACGCCAAGATCAAGAGCCTGCAGGGCAGCATCAACGCGCAACCCAAGCTGACCGGCCCGCTGGGCTTCGCGCAGAACTTCACCGGGTTCCTGGCTGGCCTGGTCGACAACGCGATCGAGGGCGGGACGCAGGGCGCACTCGTCGGCGCGGCCACGGGCGCGGGTGTCGGCGCGTTCGCCGGCGGTGTCGGCGCCATCCCAGGTGCGGCCGCAGGTGCAGGCACCGGCGCGGCGGTCGGCTTCAATATCGACATGGCCCGGGTGGCCGCGGGCAATGCGTACATCAAGATGGGCCAGATGCGCGGCTCGGATGGCCAGCCGCTGTCCGAGGGCGGCAAGCAGTTCGGCGCGGTGTTCACCGGTGCCGCGACCTACGCGATCGGCAAGTACGCCTCCGGCATCGAGAGCAAGCTCCTCGGCGAGACCGCTGAATCACTGGCTCAGGCCGCCATCGCGAAGGCCGCGCAGTCGCCGACCTTCGCAAGCGCTGTCGCTTCGTTCGCCGGCGGCGCGGCCAAGGGAGCGGCTCAGGGCGCCGTGCTCATGACCGCGATGGAAGCTTCGGGTGTGATCGGCGAGGAGATCGCCAAGGTCGCCAGCCAGGGCCACTTCGACACCGACCCTCACGAGATCGTCGACCGCCTCGCGGATGCCGCGATCAACGGCGCGGTGCTGCTCGGGACGATGCACGGCTCCATGCGGGGCCTGAGCCTGTACGGCGACATCAAGAGCGCGCAGCGCGCCACCAGCAGCGCCGAGATGATGCAGAACATCATGACCGGCGCGACCGAGTCGAAGCTGCGCGAGCGCGACCTGCAGAGCTTCCAGGACTTCATGCAGCACCAGACCGACGGTTCGCCGGTCGAGAACCTGTACCTGCCGGCGAGTGTCGTGCGCGAGCTCTACCAGGGTGCGCGCTTCGATCCTGCACTTGGCGAGCGCGCCCAGGACCCGCTGTTCAGCTTCGTCTCCGACATGCAGAAGCAGCTCGAGGAAGCGGCGGCCAGCAACGGCGACGTCGTGATCAAGACCTCCGACTTCGTCGCGCACCTGGCCGGCTCCCCGATCGCCGAACGCCTGATGCCGGACATGCGTGTCGGCGCGGATGCGATGAGCCTGAACGAGGCGAACGCCTTCAAGAAGGAATACGCCGACCGGATCAAGCAGGCGACCGAGGAAGCCGCAAAGGGCGGCGAGGTGAGCCCCACCCAGCGCATCGCCGACGAGGTCCGCCAGCAGGCAGTGGCAGCCGGCTACAGCGATGCCGTGGCCAGCCGCTACGGCGCGGTCTACGCGGCCCGCTACGGCGCGCGCGGCGAGCGCCTGGGCATCGACCCCTACGAAGCGTTCAAGCAGTCGAGGGTATCGATCGAGAAGGGCGCAGTTGGAGATGCCGCGGGTCGCACTCTCAATCAGGAAGCCAAGCCCGAGGCGCACATCGGCAGCACGCTGGTCGAGATTGGCAAAGACAAGAGCCTGTACCAGTACCCGAAGTCGGCCGCCAAGGATATGGCCACCATCGCGAAGGACAAGAACCCCAAGCTGAAGGTCGAGGCCGAGACCATCACTCAGATGGACGGCAGTGAGAAGCCAACCGGACACTACAACGTGACGCTGCCCGGCGGCAGAAAGGGAAGCATCCAGGAGAAGGACGGCAAGGTCTGGATCAACGCCGCAGGCGTTGGCGAGGGCAAGGGTGGCAGTCTTCTGTACGACTTGGCCGCGAACTACGCGCACAGCAACGGGCTGAAGTTCATCGGCGACCCGGACGGCCTGTCCGATGCCGGCATGCGCCGCCGCCTGGAGAACATGCTGTCCAGCGCCGTGAAGTACGGCACGACCGATCATCTGGAGCCACATCCCCGTCAACTCAGGGGGGAGTCTGAACTGGCACTGCCGCCGCTGGCATGGCAAGATGGCGACACCGCGGGAAACATCAGATCGATGGTCCGCGCCTCGGTAGCGACGCATGAACACGGCAACCCGCTCGGCACCAGTCTCGACTACAACCCCGCGACGGGGAACTTCTACGACGCTGCCGGCAATGTCATTGCAGACGCTCATGGCGTCTTTGCCGACCTTGCGAGTGCTGAAAGAGGAGCGTCTGGAGCTGGAGCGTCTGGCCGTGCCTCTCTACAAAGAAATGCTCTGTTCCGTGCCCTTCTATCAGGAGAGGATGCACGACGATCAATTCTGGATCGGGTACGTGGGGTCGAGGATGGTCGAGGCGAAGGAATTGGTGAACCTCTCAAGGGCAGCTTCTATCAAGGCCTAGAAGAGGGCCCGCGCGGGCAGATCCGCTTCACCGACGGCAAGGCCGTCATCAGCCTATTCGAGAAGGCCGACCCCAGCACCCTGATCCACGAGTCTGGCCACGCCTGGCTCGAAGAACTCGCCGCGGACGCCACCGGCGAGAAGGCTCCCCAGCAGCTGCGCGACGACATGGCCACCGTGCGCGAGTGGCTGGGCAACGATGGCGGCGAGCTCACCACCCCGCAACACGAGCAGTTCGCACGTGCGGCCGAGGCCTACTTCATGGAAGGCAAGGCCCCGACGCTGGCGCTGGCCCGGGTCTTCACGCGCTTCAAGCAGTGGTTGACCCGCATCTACCAGACCGTCTCCCGCCTGGACACGCCGATCAACGACGACATCCGGCAGGTGTTCGACCGCCTGCTGGCCACCGACGCCGAGATCGAGCAGGCCAAGCAGACCACCGGCCTCGAGCCGAACTTCAAGACCCGCGAAGACGCCGGCATGACCGCTGCCGAGTGGAAGGCCTACACCAATGGAATCGAACGCGCGAACCAGCAGGCTGAGTCTGCTCTGCTGGACAAGACGATGGCGCGCATCCGTCGGCAACGGAGCGCCGAGTACCGCGAGGAGCGGGCAAAGGCCGTCGACGAAGCTGCGAAGGAAGTCGACGCACGCCCGGACGTCGACGCGCTGAACATGCTCCGCGGCACCAAGGTGCCCGGCAACCCCGAGAACATCAAGCTCTCGGCGAAGGAACTGGAGCAGGTCTACGGCAAGGACGGCGTCTCCAGCATGCCGAAGGGCACCGTCTCGAAGGACGGCGTGCACCCGGACTACGTCGCCGAGATGCTGGGCTTCGACTCCGGCGATGCGCTGGTCCGCTCGCTTCAAGGCCTGGAGAAGCAGCAGCGCGAGATCCAGGCGACCGAGGGCGAGAAGCGCGGGATCCGCAAGTACCTGATCGACCAGGCCGCGGACCAGAAGATGGAGCAGCGCCATCCCGATGTGATGGACGAAGGCGCCATCCGTGAGGAGGCGATCTCCGCGATCCACTCCGAGCAGCGCGCCCAGCTGCTGGCCCAGGAGCTCCGCTACCTGAAGCGCAGCGCCGCGCGCGCGCTCGAGGAACGCGGCGCCGGACGGAAGGCGGTCGAGCAGGTCAAGACCGAAGAGGACTGGAAAGCCGCCGAGGCCGATCTGATGGCCAAGCTCGACAAGGCCAAGGACCAGAACAAGATCGACGCCCTGAAGGCCCAGCTCGCCGAGGTGCGCCAGGGGATCAAGGACGTGCGGGCCGAAGAGAGCGAGTCCCGCGCGAAGCTGCGCGAGGCGGTCAACGTCAGCAAGCCGATGCTCGACGCGATCCGCGCGCACGTGGACGCGATCCTGGCCAACAAGACCACCGAGGACGTGGGCAACTTTGGCCAGTACTTGCGCGACGAGCGCAAGGCTGCCCGCGAGGTCCAGCAGGCCATCCTGAAGAAGGACTGGGCGGCGGCCGCAGCGGCCAAGCAACGCCAGCTTCTGTCCCATGTGGTCTACACCCGGGCCAAGGAAGCCGCGGCCGACATCGAGCGCGGCACCGCGACCTTCAAGCGCCTGACCAGCAAGGCGAAGTTCGACGGCATCGCGCAGGAGTACACCGACCAGATCCACGACCTGCTCGGCCGCTTCGGTTTCGACTCGGGCCGCGGCGAGGAACTCCAGCGCGGCAAGCCCCAGACCCTCGAGGAGTTCGTCAACGCCAAGTCTGAAGACGCCGGCATCGAGATCGCGATCGACCCGGCCCTGTATGCGATGCAGGGCAAGCCGGTCGGCTCGCTGAAGCTGTCGGAGTTCCGCGCGCTCGATGAAGCGATCGACTCCCTGCGCGAGCTCGGCCGCGGCGAGAAGATGATCAGCGTCGACGGCGTGGAGCGCGACTTCAAGGAGGTCAAGCACGAGATCGTCACCGCCATCCGCGCCCTCGGCGAGCGGATGAAGTCGGACTACTACGACCCGCGTGACGCCGGCAAGCTGGCCGCCGCGAAGGAGAAGCTGTTCGGCGTGTTCCGCAACATCGACGCGACCCTGACGAAGCCCGAGGCGCTGTTCGACCAGATCGACAAGGCCGACCCCTTCGGCATCATGAACCGCGCGGTGTTCCGACGGCTCAAGGAAGCCCAGGGCCGGGAAGACCGCTGGCAGGAAGTGGCCTCCAAGGACCTGAAGGACGCGGTCGAGAGCGCCGGCAAGGACTGGTCGAAGCGTCTGAACGATGTTGTTCCAGACGATCCCGCGCTGCTGAACCCAGACACCGGCCGCCCGATGAAGCTGACGCGCAAGCGCATGCTGTCGATGGCGTTGAACTGGGGCAACGAGGGCAACCGGATCAAGCTGGCCGACGGCTACAAGTGGTCCGCGCCGGCGATCAAGGCCTTCCTCGACCGCAACATGTCGAAGGCCGACTGGGACTTCGTGCAGCGCATCTGGGGCATGTTCGACGCCCGCAAGCAGGAACTCGACGACCTCCAGCGGCGCGTCACCGGGGTGGGCCTGGACATGGTGCACGCCGACGCGTTCAACACGCCGCACGGTACCTACTCGGGCGGGTACTACCCGATCGTCTACGACGCGACGAAGTCATTCGCTGCCGAGACCCACGCCGAGAAGGCGACCGAAGCCTTGTTCCCGAACGGCTACACCCGGGCGACCACCCCGAAGGGTTCCACGATCAGCCGCGTCGAAGGCGTGAAGCGCCCGATTCAACTGAGCCTGGACATCGCCCCGTGGAAGATCGGCCAAGTCATCCACGACGTTGCCTTCCGCGAAGCGATCATCGACGCCGACCGCCTGCTGTCCGCGGACTCGGTCAAGAAGGCGATGGACGACGTCTTCGGCCCCGAGTACCGCAAGATGCTACGGCCCTGGCTGAAGCACATCGCCAACAGCCGGAACATCGACGACGCGGCGATCGGCTGGCTGGACAAGGCCATCAGCACGGTGCGCACGAACACCGTGATCGTGGGCATCGGCTTCCGTCTGTCGACGATGTTCAAGCACGGCTTCGGCGCGCTGTCGAACAGCATCGGTGAGGTCGGCGCGAAGGACTTCCTAGCGGCAACGCGGGACCTCTACAGCCCACGCGGGGACAGCAGCTGGTCCTTCATCTTCGAGAAGTCGGCCGAGATGAAGTACCGCCGCAACGCCTACGACAAGGACATCGCGAGCCAGTACGACAAGCTGGTCAATGACAGCACCTACACCACGTTCCAGAAGAACGCGCAGCACTTCGGCCACCTGGGTGTGAGCTACCTCGACCTGGGCAGCGCCGGACCGGTGTGGCTCGCCGCCTACCGCCAGTCGATCGCCAAGGGCATCGGCGATGCTGATGCGGTCTACATCGCCGACAAGGCGGTGCGCAACGCCCACGGCGCGCAGGGCATCACCGACACCGCCGCATTCCAGCGAGCCAAGGGTGTGGCGAACCTCGTGAACATGTTCTACGGGTTCTTCAATCACATCTACAACCGCCAGCGCGTGATCGTCTCGGACGCGGCCTCGGGGATCAAGAACGTCAAGGCCGGCGAGTACAGGGAAGCGTCGAAGGACTTCGCCTCCGTGCTGGCGCGCAGCTTCTGGTACATCGCTGTCCCCGCGATCGTCGAGACCCTGGCCCACCACGGCGGCCCGAACGAGGACAACGAAGAGAGCTGGGGCGCGTGGGCCGCGAAGGCGATGCTCGGCGAGATCCCGGCCGGCATTCCGGTGGTCCGCGACATCGCGAAGGCCGCGCTCGAGGGCCGTGACTACGAGATCAGCCCGATCGCCAAGGCCGTGAACGACGTCATCGGCCTGAAGCGCGACATCACGAACTACGTGCAGGGCAACGACCCTTCGCCGCACGTCGGCAAGCACATGGCGATTGCGGCCGGCTACGCGCTCGGCCTGCCCCTGGCCGCGCCGTTCACGGCCGGCAAGTTCATCTGGGATGTCAACAACGGCGACGCCGATCCGCACAGCATCGCCGATTGGTACGAGGGACTGACCCGCGGGAAGGTCGACCACAAATGAGTTTCAAGCGTCACGCCCGGCCCCAAGAGCGGTCCCCCTCCTCGCCGTTGGCGGGGTCGGTGCGTGGCGACCCACAGGAGAAGTAGATGGTTTCCGCAACGACTGATCGACGCCTCGGCTTGGCGGGGAACACGGCCTACAAGGTGCCAGCCACGGTGGTCGCGACTGCGAACATCACGCAATCTGGCGAGCAAACCATCGATGGCATCGCCGCCCTGGCGAGCAACGCTGCCGGCGTGCCGGATCGTGTGCTTTGCGTCGGCATGACGGATACGACAAAGAATGGCCTGTGGGATGTGCAGACCAGTGCATGGACACGAAGCATCGATTCGAACGGCAACTATGACCTGACGCAGGGGACGCAGGTCTACATCGGCCGCGGGTCAAATGCTGGGCTCGTCTATGTCCTGACGACCGCCAACCCGATCACCATCGGTACGACGGGGCTGGCTTGGTCCCAGCAACTCGGCACCGGCTTCCTGGCCGCTCTGGCCAGCACAGCGGTAGGCAGTACAAACGGTGATGGGCTGGTCGGCGTCAACAATGGCGACACCAACGAGGTAGGCCGCACCCTGCACTACTGGATCAAGGCCAGCCGGCGCAACCTGTGCAACTTCCTGACCACTGCCGAGGTGGATGACATCCTGAGCGGCACGGGCTCGATCGACGTGGCGGCGAAATTCACCAACGCGATGATCGCGGCGGCTGCTGCGGGTGGCAACCGTGGCGCATATCTCGACCTCCCGCAGGGGCTGATCAAGGTGTCCAGCGCCATTGCTCCGGGCAACGTCAATCGCGTGTGGGTCGAAGGGCAGGGCAGCTCCACTCGAATCCAGACCAGCAGCGCAACCGCCGACATTTTCACCTTGGGCGACAGCTCGAACGAATGCTCGGGCTACGCCTTCAGTGACTTCGATGTCTGGTCCAGCGTGGTCAAGTCCGCGGGCTACGCGTTCAACAACCGGATCGCGACCGACAGCCAGTGGCGCAACGTCAACGTCGGCTCGAATGACTTGTACACAGTTGCGGGCGCCCATCGCCTGTTCCGCGGCTGGTACTTCGACCGATTCGATACGGTGTCGATCTACGCCGGACAGTGCGTGACCAACGACGATGGGGTTCAGGCTCGCGGGATCATCGGCGACACATTCGGCGCCGAGCTGGTCATCGACGGGAACATGCGCTTCTTCAGGCAGAACGCGGCAGGTGCTGCTGCGGTGCGCATCGGTGGGTGCTGCGGCGGGGTCTATCTGCGTCGCGCAGATGCAAGCCTCGCTACCTATGGATTGGTGATCGACACCACGCTGGTGGCTGGCGGCGTCACGGCGACGAAGCGCAATCGAGAAATCTTCATCGAGGGTTTCAACGTCGACAGCTGCAAGAAGTGGGGAATCTTCCAGACTGCAGACTCGGTGGCACTGCTGGTCATGGACAAGCCCTGGATCGCATCGAGCGGCACGGACGACGACGGATCTGGCGGTCTCTGGCTCGGCGGTGGCGCGACGGTCGTCCCTCAAGTCGTCATCGGCGGTGCGCCGTTCATCTACAACAACGTCGGCCCGGGCGTTCACCTCGAGAACGGCGGCTACTACTCGATCGATGGCGGCCAGATCACGCAGAACGGCACCAGTGCCTCGGGTGGGCATGGCATCGAGTTCGGCGCCACCTTCCCGACGCGCTTCTCGTTGACGGGGACCGATCTCGCGCTCAATGGCAAGGCCGCCAAGGGGTACGGGGCCAACATTCCGGCGGGTATGGACAACTTCGTGATCTCCGGCTGCTCGGTCTACAGCAACGCCCAGGGCACGATCAACAACGCGGCGGGCTTCAGCGTCAGCCAGATCATCCGCGACTGCCCGGGCTACGTGACCGAAAACTCAAACGTTGCGACGGTGCTGAACGGTAACTCGTCCGTTGTCGTGACCCACGGCCTGGCGGTGACTCCGGCTTCGGTGCTGATTTCTGCTGTGGGGGCACCATCGGTCGGCACCTACTCGGCCGGCGCGTTTGGCGCAACGACCTTCACCATCGACAACGGAGCGGTCGCGGCGGGCGCGCGGCAGTTCTCGTGGCGTGCAACTGTCAACGCGGGCTGACATGGACTTCGACCCCGAGCGCATCGCGCGCAGCCCCTTCACTGCTGGCCTGGTCGGTTCGCTGATCACGGCCTTGAAGTTCACGCCTGGTGCCAGCTGGTGGGAGCGAACCATCAACGTGGTGGCTGGCTGGGCTGCTGCCGGCTTCGTGACGCCGCCGCTTGTCGAATGGCTGCACCACAGCCCACCCGAGGGCTACGTCAGCGGCGCGGCCTTCCTCGTTGGCCTGCTCGGGATGTCACTCGTCGCTGCGGCGATGGACTGGCTCAAGAGCGGCAAGCTCGGCGAGACGATCTCGTCATGGACCATCCGGAGGTAACGCGATGGACGCACTACTTGTACTCCTGAATGCAGCCACCTGTGGGGCGCTGTCCCTGGTGCTGGTCTACGCCATCCTCTCACCTCGCGTGCAGGACGGCGTTGTCATCAAGGCAGGCTTGATCCTGATGGCGCTCGGCTTCGGGTCGATCGCGCTGCTGATGTTCGACGGCCTCAAGCCGCATGAGATCGAAAGTCTCGAGCGCGCGCTGCTGATGATCAATGCCGGCATCTCCGTGGTGATCGTGGGCTACCTGCTGCGCAAGGCGAAGGTCCGGCATCCGGTGCGCCGGTCGACGGATTGGTCGCCGCTGGAAGATGAGAGGGCCGTATCGTGAACCTGCAGTTCATGCTCGAGCGCGACGAAGGCCGGCGCTACGTGGCCTATCCGGACCCGCTGACGGGTGGCGCTCCCTGGACCATCGGCATCGGCCACACGGGTCCGGAGGTGCACCAGGACACGATCTGGACGCCAGAGCAAGTCGACCAGGCGTTCGCGCGCGATGTGTCCAACGCGACGGCCCAGTGCAGGAAGAACTTCGATCCGTGGTTCAGCCAGTTGACAGAGGCGCGACAGGCGGTGCTGATCGCGATGACATTTCAACTTGGTATAGGCGGTCTGCTGGGGTTCAAGCAGACACTCGCCGCGGTGCGAGACGAGCACTACGCACTGGCCGCCGACAGGATGAAGGACAGCGACTGGGCGCGGCAGACCCCGAAGCGCGCCATGCGCATGGCAGCTCAGATGGCTTCCGGCGATTGGGCCTGACGTGCTCGCGCTGCTGAACCCGTATGTCTGGATCGCCGCCCTCGCGATGATGCTCGGGGCCTATGGGACGGGCCGCTGGCAGCAGTTCCAGAGCGACAGCAAGGCCCAGGTAGCCGCGACGCTCAAAGCGACCCAGGAGGCGCGCCAGGTCGAGGCGAACTGGCAGACCAACCTCGAGGCACAACAGGAGCTCAACCATGAAGAACTCGCCAAGGTGGCCGCTGCTCGCGACGCTGCTCTGCTCAGCCTGCGCAACCGCCCCGCCAGTGTGCCCGCGGCTGCCCGCAGCACCGCCGTCTGTGGAACTGGGGCAACCCTTTACCGCGACGATTCTGAGCTTCTTGTCCGGGAAGCTGCCAGAGCCGACGAGCTACGCGCTGCCCTCGGGAACTGCCAAGCTTGGATCGACACGGTGACGCACCCGAAATGATCGACGCGCTCTACCCGCACATGCACTGGGCCTGGGAAGGCTGGTCGATGGCCTTCATCCACGCGGCGCAGCTGTCGTGTGCGCTCGGCTGGATCGCGAGCGATGAGTGACCATCCGCCGCAGTACCTGCGCCCGGCGGGCACGAACACCGGCATGCCCTACGTGGTGTTCGAGATCCGCAAGTCCGTGCTGCGCATCTTCCACGCCAAGCACATCGGCGAGGCGATCCTGGTCAAGGCGGAGTGGGAGCGGGGCGTCTATGAGCAGTCGCCGGGGCGCAAGCGGAAACTGCCGAGCAAGTCAGCGGAACCGCCCGCAAGTACTGGATATTAGGTAGCGCCAAATACCTACCTAATATGAACCACAAAAAGTTAGGGGCCGCTCACTGGCGGCCCCTAGTATTTCTGGCTCCCCGACCTGGGCTCGAACCAGGGACCTACGGATTAACAGTCCGGCGCT